CGTAAGGAGCTAGGAACGTGAGCAAGAAGAACAAGAAGAACAAGACAGCTAAGCGCGTCCACGCCAAGCCGATGACGCCATCCGAGATCGACCTAGTCGGAATGGTTCTCGCCCGCCTGATCCGGACGAAGGCTGCACGCAAGCGCTTCGACGTAGACCAGATCATAAAGATGCAGAGTGTAGTCGGCGACCTGATCACTTTCGCAGTTCACGAGCGCAAGCGTAAGCGTTCTGGAAAGCTCGTGAAGCTCGCGAAGCTGGCCAAAGGCACCGCCAAGAATGGCCCTGTCAGAATCAAGCGTGCGGGCCGTAAAGTGTGGGAGTGCTTCGAGGATGGTTGCGACAACGACACCGGCAAGTACAACCGCCTGTACTGCCCGACGCACCGTGGCTTCGGCGAAGTTGACACACCCTGAGAACTAAGCGCATAATCACGTCAGGTAAGAGGACTAGAGTCAAGGAGCTAGGAAATGACACTCATAGAAGGCAAACCACCGAAGGCGCACAACGACGCTGGCGGACTCATTGGCCGGAACGTTATCGAGTCGCCGAGGCACACGACCGTCGAGCCTAAGCTGGACGGCGCACGCGCGATCTGCCACATCGAAGACGATGGCACCGTGACGATCACGAGCCGCAGGCTCAACAAGGACGGACAGTTCAACCGGTTCACCGACAACATCCCGCACATCGCGGAAGCGCTGGCGAAGCTAGGTGAGTCGGTAGCGTTCGGCGGATACTCGATTCTGGACGGCGAGATTCTGATGCAGGACGAAGAGGGATTCACTCTCGGTCGCACGATGTCAGTGGTCGGCTCTTCGCCAGAGAACGCGGCGAAGGTGCAACGGAGTTACGGCAAGGCCGTGCTTTACCTCTTTGATGTTCAGTTCGCTGGCGGCTTCGATCTTCGCGGCGACTCGATGGAGCACCGCCAACTGTCACTCGTTGACATCGTTGATTTGATCGACAGCGAGTACGTCAAGATCGTTCCGCAGTGGACGGGCTGTGACGTTGAGCGCCGCAAGGAAATCTTGGCGGTCTGCTACGAACAAGGCTTCGAGGGCGTCGTCATCAAAGACCCGAACGCCAACTACACAGCGAGCCGCGCGTGGCTGAAGATCAAGCAGTCAGAGACCGTTGACGCGATCGTCATCGGATGGGAGTACGGCAAGGCTGGCGGTAAGTGGGCCGACTGCATCGGTGCTCTGGAAGTCGCAGTGCTCAACAGTGCGACCGGCGAGCTTCAGGCGATCTGCACAGTGGTGCCTGGGGATGACGCCAAGCGCGCTGAGCTTAGCGATCAACTGATGCCGATGGTCAAGACGGAGATCATCGCATCGGGGATCGTGGTCGAGCTAGAGATGCAGGGATGGAGCAAGGGTAGTCGAGTCCGGCACCCGCGCATCCTGCGGTACCGTTTGGATCGCAGCGAGCCGAACGTGGTTGACTTCGCCGAGATCAAAAGGATTTAAGGGGCGCGGATGGTGAGAACTAGCGCGATCGAGCGCGAACAGCTATACCTAGACAAGAAGCAAACGATTGGAAGGAGAGCGGAATGGTGAAGGTCAAGGACAAGAAGAAGGTTCGCAAGGCGAAGACGGCGAAGCCGAAGGTGAAGGCGAGCAAGAATGGGGCGGTCAACGCGAAGGGCATCCCGATCGCCGACTCTGGCAAGCCGGACAAGCGGTTCAAGTACGCTCCCGGCACCCGTCCGAACCAGAGCGAAGGCCGGTCACCTGGCGTGACGCGGATGATCAGGATGAAGGAACTGATCACCGACGCAGGGCCGTGGGAACTGGTCGGCGAGAAGTACGATCCCAAAGGCGTCAAGTCGGTTACCGGCGCGGCCCTGAAGAAGTACTTCGTCCTGAAGAACACCGAGACCGGCGCGAAGATCAAGATCGGTCGCGGCGAGATGGTCAAGTACGCCGGGATCACGCCGCCGACGAAGAAGCGCGGCAAGTCGAAGAGCACGCCGGAGTTCGACGGTGCGTTCGACGGCAAGGGCAAGCCGAAGGCCAAGGCGAAAAAGGCCAAGGCGAAAAAGGCCAAGGCCGCGAAGCCGAAGACGAAGGCGACGGCCAAGCCGAAGAAGGCCAAGAAGTCTAAGGGCGGCGTCAAGCTGCTGGACTAGCTTGTCAGCACAGGATTCGAGCCGGGTGACACCGGCTCGTTTCCCGTTTTGACAAACTGGAAACGAAGAGGTAAAGTTTGTGCGCATCGCACACCCGTAAACCAAAGGAGCTAGGATGCCAAAGGCAACCCGACAGGCAACCCGCAACTTCGACAAGTTCTACCGAGAGTGGGAACCGAGAGTACGTTCGATGTGTGCTCGTTCAGGGTTTGTCGGAACCGACCTGGACGAAATCGTCGCCGACATTTTCGCGTCGTTGTTCGAGGGCGAGTACTTGAAGAAGTACCGCGCGTCACGCGCCAAGTTTGCGACGTACATCTACGGCCACATCCGCGTGAGAATCCTTTCAGCCAAGCGCGCCCTGGCGAAGCGGCACACGCGAGAGATCATCGCCGAGCCGGACGAAGACAGCAAGCCGGACACGTCGATAACTTCCGATTTGGAAGAGGCGACCACGATCCCTGCGATCAACGTGATGCTCACCGAAGTCTATCTTCAGTTGAGCGAGTTGCCGTCAACACAGACCAAAGATCTTGCGCGGTTGTTCCGCGAGTTGATCGAGCAAGTGAGACTCGACGGCAAGATCAGTCACACCGATATCGCCAAGGCTCACGGCTACAGCCGACAGGCGATCGGTCAACAGTTCGCCGACCTGATGCAGACTGTCCCGATGCGGCGATTGCGCCAGCAGCTTATAGCTGCGAAATGATCCTCGCGACAGGCTACCAGCCAGCGCGGTTGAGGCACGTTGATAAGGTTGCCTACGCCTGGGCCAAGGAAGCGGACGTGCGGCGGTTCTCAGCGCCGCTAAGACTGGCGGACGTGAAGGACGCTAGCGAGTGGTTGGAGATCAAGCCGACCGACAAGAATTCCACTGGACGTGTCGCAATCTTTGACGTGGCCGGATCAAGTAAGGCGGTGATGTCGGCGATGCTGAAGCTGGTCGAAGAGCCGCCACTGGATGCCAAGATTGTGATCGTGTCCGAGAGTAAGCAAGACCTGTCGGTGCCGCTGCTAAGTCGATGCACGATCCACGATTTCGAGATACCGGATTACGCCACTGTCGTCGCTGACCTGGCGAAGCGCGGGATGGCTCCGTCGAACGCGGCTCGATCCGCGAAGCTGATTCAACAAGGACTGCAACCGGATCGAGTGCCACCTGAATCTGAGTTCAGTAAAGCTGGCGCGTTGATCGATTCGGCGAAGGCTCGCGACTTCGAGTTCTGTGCCAAGATCGCAACGACCGCAACCAGTGGCACGATCACTGCGTTGCGGTTCAAGGTGATCGAGGCCATACCAACACAAGAGATAGGAAAGGTGCTCGCGGCGATGCACGCGGTGAGTGATCCAGTAAGCGCGGCGGTGTTGACAGCCGAAGCGATCGCAAGGATGCCGAGATGAGATCGTTCAACGAAGACGAAGTTTACTTCGACAGCCGCCCTTCAGCGGACTGCCCGAACGCAGAGTTCAGCGAGTGGCCTGACGAGTGTCCTGAATGTGGCGATCAGATGGTCAGAGGAACAGGTGAACAGCGGCTCGATCTTGAGCGAGTCAAGAAGAGCATGGCGACTAGCGCGGAAGGTGAGGAACGGTTGATGGTTGAGTTCGCGATACAGCACTGCATCAAATGCGGGATGTCGCGCGGCTTGATCGAGCCGAGCGGTTATGCAGGATATTAGATGCCGCGCGACCAGCCAAGAACGGGAGCGTTGCTGCGTTGTACGAGACCGGCAACGGACGGGATGCCGGAGCCGTGTGACGAAATCTATTACGTCGCACCATCCAGAATCAAACGATCAAAGTATTGCAGCTTTGCGTGTGCAGCCGAAGTCAAACGGCGGTACCGACGATGCGCCCTGGCGGACTGCGGTGATGTCAAGGTCATCAAGCCGCCGAACGTTTATTGCTCAATCCAGTGCGCGGTCAAAGCCAGAGTTGCAGGAACTAATCCAAAGACTCAGGGATCGGATGAAAGAGCTAGGCGAGCCGATTAACGACGCAAGCGATGACGAGATCGTACGAGCGACGCTAGCCTTGGCGCGAAGACAGGGCCGCGATCGACACCTACGCATAGACGGTTAGGCTTCTCAGTGGCCACGTTCGTCCAATTCATCGATGGCCAGCCGTTGCGGATGCTCACCGTTATCGGTGGCGACAGCGCGGCGCTCCGGCAGTTAGCCCTAGACGAGTTGATCGTGCGCATCGAACCTGAAGAAGTTGTTTACTCCGATGCGACGGAAGAGAACACCAAAGCTCTACTGATGAAGCTGGCCGAGCCGGACGTCTTAGTCCGCTCGCGGATGGTCGTGTACAAGAACGTGCAGCTAGAAGGCGATTGGCTACGCCGACTTGACGCGTACCTGGCCGAGCCGTCGCCTAACGTTTTCCTCACGCTGGTCGCGGATCGAGTTCGAGATGAGAACAAGAAGCGTTGGATTCCGAGCGACAAGCGTGTGCTGTACATCGACTGCAATGAGTTGACGCCTGGAGCGACGCAGCGATACTGTGAGATCGAAGGACTGTCGCCGAAGGATGCCGAGTGGTTGGTTGATCGATGTGCCGCAGACATCGACGCGATCGTCAGGTACCTTGATCTCTTCGCAGTGTTCGATGAACCGGAGTCGCGGACGATCCGCGAGATCGTATCGACCGATTCTTTATCCGATTCATTGGCCGAGAAATTCGTGATCCGATTCGCTCATACTGACGACGCATTGACGACGCAAATCAAGAAGCGACTGCATCAGTTGATCATCATCAGTGAGAACATCGACGCGCGTCTGCCGATACAAGAGTTAGCGCAGCGCGCCGGATGTCATCAGTTTGTAGCCGGTCGGCTTGTCTCGCTGGCCAGAACGAAGAGGGCGAACTATTGGTTCAAGATGTTGGCCGAAGTGATAAGGATGGAGACGTACAGCGGAATGACGGGTTACAGAGAATGTCTACGGCGATTGCTCGTTTGACTCAGTGGTACGACGACCACGGCTTAACCGCTCCCGACCTTAGCGAGTGGGAAGTGAAAGCCGGTACTACGCGAATCATCGTACCTGTCAGAACGCTAGGTGGCCTGTACGTGTTCACGGTTATTCGGATGCTCACCATTGAAGGTCGGAAGTACGAGATCGTCCCGCCACACGCTAGACCGCACACTGTTCTTTACGGGTTCAACAAGACCGTCAAGGAAATCAAAGACGCGGATCACGCGTGGTTCGTGGAAGGATTCTCCGACGTGATCGCGGTGCATAAGGCAGGGATCAAGAACGTGGTCGGGATGCTGACCTCTAAGCCGTCGCCGCACCAGTTGGCGTTGATCGGGTTGTTCGCTCGCGACGTGACGTTCTGGCTTGATGGAGACGAGGCCGGACAGAACAGGGCGCTAGAGATCGTGAGTCTTCGAGACGAGTGGAAGAGCCGATACAACATTAGTGCCAACGTCATCTTGGTTGACAACGAAGACCCGTCCAGCTATTTCGCTAAGGGAAACAAGCGAAACGTGATCGACCTGGCGAGCGATGCCGACAACAGTTACACTGCTATCGCCGATGGCAAGATACGGGAAGTGTGGGAATGATACTTAACGACGAACAGATATTTCACCGCGTGATTGATCAACAGATCATTGATCCTTACAAAGCGGCGAACTTGCAGCCGTCGAGCTACGACGTGACGTTAGGCGACGAGTTCTGGATGCACTACAATTTGGACACGCCGATCGTGCTGGCTGACAGACCGCCGTCGCACGAACTTGGGTCAACGTGCGTGGCGGACAAGCAGTACACGATCCGCCCGATGGAGTTTGTCCTGGCCGCGACGCGCGAGCGAATCACGATGCCGACCGATTTGGTTGGAAGGTTGGAAGGTAAGTCATCGATCGGTCGGCTAGGCTTGATCGTCCACGCAACTGCCGGTTACGTCGATCCCGGTTTTGTTGGCTGGCTTACGCTGGAAATGTTCAACCTGTCACCACGTCCGATCATCCTTGATGTTGGGATGCGGATCGCGCAGATCAGTTTCGAGACGATCAAACCGCCAGCGAAACCGTACGGCCATCGCGACCTAGGGAGTCACTACCAGAACCAAGGCAGAGCACCGGAGCCAGCGCGACTTGACGACCGGAGCTAGATACCGAACCGTAGACACCAAGAAGAAACTGCGCGTGATGATGCGCCAGTTGCGTCAAGCTGACACGATCGCGATAGACTTGGAAACTAGCGGCTTCGACGCTGACCGCGACTTCATCGTTGGTTGGGCGATCAGCGTTCACGAGCGCGAGGCCTGGTACGTTCCGGTCGCGCATGACAAGGGCAAGAACTTAGACGCGGCGTTGGTGATCGAAGCGTTGAGGCCGATCATCGAAAGCAACAAAATCTTGGTGATGTACAACGCCAAGTTTGATACGCGGTTTATGATCGCCGCTGGATTAAAGGTCAGACCCAAAACCGTGATCGATGCGATGCTCGAAGTCTACGTTGTTGGCGAAGGCTTCGAGCGGTTCAGTCTCGACGCGATCGTCATGGCTGTGTTTCAGTATCGGATGACGACGTTCTCTGAGTTGTTCCCACCGAGGATGAAAGAGGCTGACAGGAATTTCGCCACGATCCTGATCGAAGAGGCTACTGATTACGCTGGCGAAGATGCTGACTTCGCGCTGAGAGTCCACAACAAATTTGCATCGCGAGCGAAGGCGACACCGCACAACGGATACGTGCATCGACTAGAGCAAAAGCTGTGGCCGGTGGTTCAGAGGATCGAAGGGTACGGCGCGAAGGTCGATCCCGATTACCTGGCGCGACTGATCAACTACGTGAAGACTGAGGCTGAGAAGGTCAAGGAGATCATCTACGATCAGATCGAACAGGCGTTGGAAGAGCGCGTCGAGTTCAACATCGGATCGCCTTTACAGTTGGCGGACGTGCTCTTCAATCGGATGGGACTCCCGGTGCTGGCGCGATCGCCGACGACCAAGGAGCCGAGCACTGGCAAGGACGTTCTGGAAAAATTGGCCGACGAATATCCAGTCTGTCACAACGTGGCGATGTATCGATCGATGACGAGCAACCTGAGCAAGATGGCTGGCGACATCATCAAGAACGTCAACCCGCACACCGGCAGAGTCCACACCAACTACAACCAGACCGGCGCGACTACCGGTCGGTTCTCTTCGAGCGAACCGAATATGCAGAACGTGTCGAAGATGAAGGAATGGAAGATCATCCGGCTGGACGGATCGACTTACAAGATTCAAGTCAAGCCACGCGATGTCGTGGTCGCCGAGGACGATTACTATTTGATCGAGTTCGACTACGCTCAGATCGAGTACATCATCATGGCGGCGCTGTCCGGTGAAGACAAGATCGTCAGGGATTATCTCGCTGGCCTTGACGTTCACAAACAGACGGCGAGTGAAGTGGCGCACGTTGATTACGATGACGTGACGCCGACGCTCCGGCGCAAAGCGAAGACGTGGAATTACTTGCTGCTGTACGGCGGCGGCGCGAAGCTGCTGGCGACGCGGAACGAGACCAGCGAAGCCGAAGCCGAGCGCGACCTGGCGGCGTTCTACACAGCGCGACCGAAGATGCAACAGTGGAGTCAGCGCACGCGCGACCGCGCACGCGTCATCAAGAAAGTAGTGACGCACTTTGGCAGATGGCAAGTCGTGCCGGAGTTCTTTATGCGTGGCAAGGGTGCAGCGTCGAAGGCCGAGCGCGCCAGTGTCAACCGGATCGTGCAAGGCACGGCGGCGGATTACCACAAGACAGGATTGGTCAAGACGCCGCTCGCCGTATCCGCACTGTGGCCGGAAGACCTGGCGAAGCTGATCCTTCAGACGCACGACAGCCAGACGTGGGAAATTCACAAGTCGGTGAAGCCGCAGGACATCATACCGATCATCACGGAAGCGATGTCGATGGAGATCGAAGGACTGCCGAGGATCAAGGTCGATGCCGAGATCGGGATCAGTTGGGCAACTCTGAAGGCGTACGAGCCGAACAAGAAGTACGGCAAGAAATGGCGCTATAACTTGTGGAAGGAACGCCAAGAGTTGATCGAGAAGATGGGCGAGCCGCCAGTCGAAGGCGAAGAGCAATTAGCGTTGACCGAGGAAGCGAAGGCGACGACCGGCATCAAGATCGAGATCGATCTAGGCGACACCGAGCCGACAGCGTTGATCGCGAAGATGATCAAACGGATACTGGCGAGCTACCCTGGGTTGAACGTTGTCACTGTCGGTGGACACGCGATGAAGAAACACGCGACATCTTTGGGAGTGCCGGAGCTTGAAGAGTTGTTGAGTCACGAGATCGAAAACGTGGTCGTGAAAGCCAGCGGCGAGATCGCGGCATCAGTAGCACGTCAACTGACGAAGGCGTAGAAGGAGTCGAGATGGCAAAACTAGCAGAGATCGCCGAGAGCTTGAACGAGATGAGCGCGTCCCTGGCGGACAGGATGAACGCTGACACAGGCGTGCCGAGTTATTCACGGAAAGGAGTTGAGGAACTAGCAGAGTACGCGACACGCTGCGCATCCGATGCGATGGTGGCGTCAGGTCAGCACGCCGAAGCGCTGAAGTTCTTTGGGCTAGCGAAAGCGTTGTTCACTCAGGATCAGTTCACGTACCAAAACGGATTCGATGCTGTGGTCGAGGGCGTGGCGCGCCTGGGTCAACAGATGTCTTGGGAAGAGCGCGCAGCGATTTGCCGGACGCGTGTCGTTGACGCCGCGATCATCTTGCATGGGCAGCAAATTTTGTTTGTTCAGATCGAAGAGACTGTCAAAGCAATCGCGGTACAGGCGCGCGCTTTTGCTGACCGTCGATGGGCCGTTGGCCAGATCATCCAGACACTTCAGGTTGGTCAACGCATGAGTGAGTTAGAGTAACTAGCGCCGATCAACCGATCGCACCATACCGCAGTAGAAGGAGAGTGAACATGGCAAAGAAGAAGACGGCGAAGACGAAGGTTAAGAAGCGCGAAGTCGGGCCGCGTCAGGTGTCGTTCGGCGACGAGTCCGAGAAGTCCCACAGTGTGTTCGATATGGAGCAACTGCGGTTGAAGTCGAAGGAGAAAGCACGGCTGCTGATCCTAGACGAAGACCCGCAGATGCAGTTGACACACTACATCTCGTACCTGGGCGGTGACGGCAAGCAGACCGGTCGTTATCAGCAGTGCTTGGGCGACTACAAAACCGTGATGGACGAAGGCCGCGACGACGAAGTGTGTCCGGCTTGTGCGGCTGCTGAGCAAGGCCGTGACGTTGCGGTCGCGACAGCGCGTCGCCGGTTCGTCGTCAACATCTTGCGGTACACCACTACGCAGAAAGGTGCGCCGTTGAAAGGCCCGATGTCCGGACAGCTTCAGTTGTGGGTGTTTGCCGATGGCAAGTTCAACACGCTGGTCGATCGTCGGACGGAGCACGGCGATCTCCGCGAGCGCGACATCATCTTGACGTGCGAAGCCGAGCAATACCAGAAGTTCGACATCGACGTATCCGGCAAGTGTCTCGCCGCCGAGAGCAAAGCATCGAAGGCGGTTTGGAAAGAGATCAAGGCGGATATGGCGAGCAAGGCGGATATGGCCGTCTTTCTGTGCAACACGTTGTCGTTCGATGAACTAGAGAAGTTCGTCGCCAAGGCCACGCCGACGATGGGTGAAGACGACGTTGACGAGGCCGGTGCGTCCGCGTTGGACGATGCTCTGGACGATGACGACGACGATGGCGTCGAGGATTCCGAGATGGAAGACGACGACGAAGACGACGACGATTCCGACGACGAAGACGACGACGAAGACGACGACGATTCCGACGACGATGACGATGACGAAGACGACGACGAAGACGACGACGACGACGACGACGATGATGATGACGACGACGATGACGATGACGAGGATGACGAGGATGACGACGCCGACGACGCCGACGACGACGAGGACGAGGACGACGACGAGGACGACGACGAGGACGACGACGAGGACGAGCCGGTAAAGCGCAAGAAGGCTCCGGCGAAGGCGAAGGCTCCGGCGAAGAAGGCCAAGCCGAAGGCCAAGCCGAAGACGAAAGCACAGAAGGGGAAGAAGACGAAGAGCTTCAGCGAGATGCTGGACAGCGACGACTAGGAGCGGAAGGAGAATCAGATGGCGGCGCACCTGTAACGGGTGCGCCGTTGCTGTGTAATGTCAAAGCACACGCAACGGACGCTTAAAGGATTACAAGATAAAGGATACCTGACGGATATCTGCGAGCGATGGATACTCAACCCACGGCATCCCGCTGGCGGTGTCCGACGAGACCTGTTCGGGTTTCTCGACATCATCGCGATTCGCGACAACGACATACTCGGTGTTCAGAGTTGTGGCACGGCGTTCAGTCAACACCGCCACAAAATCTTGGGCGAGTGTAGGAGCGCGGCCTGGGCGTGGCTGAAGGCTGGCGGCAAGATAGAGTTGTGGGGATGGCGCAAGCTGAAGGTGAAGCGCGGCGGCAAGGCTGTGAGATGGACACCACGAATTGAAGAGATAACAGGCGTAACTCTGATCGAGTACGCAAAGAAGAAGGTCAACAATGGCGGCTCGTAAACCTACGTTCAAATCTGCGGCGGCGGCGGTCGTTAAAAAGCACGGGATCGGTGCGCTGGTTTCGCTCGATCAGAGCGTGATCGATGAACAGCAGATCGACGCGATCAGTACCGGTGCGATCCTGCTGGATTTGGCGATCGGCTGTGGCGGCTTCCCGCGTGGACGGATCGTTGAACTGTACGGCAACCCGTCGAGCGGCAAATCTTCGCTCGCCCTGGCGTGCGCGCATCAGGCGCAGCTAGACAACAACGGCAGCGTGTTGTACTTGGATTTCGAGAACAGTTTCGATCCGTACTACGCTGGCTTGCACGGAGTCGATTTGAGCGCCGACCGATTCCAGTTGGCGCAGCCAACTACGTTAGAAGAAGGGATGACGATCGCCGAAGAGTTCATCGAATCGGATACTGTCGATTTGATCATCTGCGACTCGCTGGCGTCGATGCCGACCAAGAAAGAGATCGAAGGTGAGATCGAAGACAGCACCATCGCGGAACAGGCGCGAGCGATGTCGAAGGTTCTCCGGCGACTGACCAAGAAGATCAGCGCGAGCGGAGTCGTGATGATCTTCCTCAACCACGTCCGTGTACCGCTGGCAACGTTCGGCAAGATGGCGCGCAAGACGACACCTGGCGGCACTGCGTTGAAGTTTTACGCTAGCGTTCGTGTCGAGTTGATCACGATCAAATCCTTTGCCGGTAAGATCGAGGATCGGATTACAGGTGGCCTGGTTGACGGGCCGGTCGCGGTGAAGATTCTGGCAAAGGTGGTGAAGAACAAGACTGGTGCGCCGTTCAGGGAAGGCACCTTCTACATCCGAGATAAGTTCGGGTTGTTCGAGCCGCAGACTATTGTCGAGATCGCCGAAGGTAGGGGCATCGTTAAGAAGTCCGGCAACTTCTACGTGCTACCGTTCCGAAATGCCAAGAAGCAGAACGGATTAGAGGCGCTGCTGAGATGGCTGTCAGAGAACGGCGACAAGTACCGGATACTCAGAGATGCGGTGATGGATGCGCTCGCTCAGAATCCAAGCTCAGAGCCGGAGACGAAGCCTCAGAAGATACGCGAGAAGACGCCGACGCCGACCGAGCTAGCGTTCGCACCGGCTAACCTGGAAGGAGAATCAGAATGAATGAAGCTGACGAACAGAAGAGGCCGGACACTGACGATATCAGTGCCGATGTGACGAGCAAGGTCGTTGAGTTTATCGAGTCGCGACAGGCGATCGGGATCGAGCGGTACGGTCAAACTCTGATGACGTTCGACGGTCGCGATCATCTCCTTGATTTGCAGCAAGAACTAGGCGACGCGTTGCAGTACGTCGTCGCGTTCAGGATGGAGTACGCCGAACTTCGCTTAGCGATTCAAGACTTGGACAAGATGGATGACGAAGTTCTTTGCGGCAATCCAAAGTGTTTCGCGCTCGATCACGATGTGGCGTGTCCTGTGGGCCGCATCTTGCGGATAGGAGAGCGGATCGCCATACCATTACAGAAGGACAACGACGAAGAGTCATCGAAAGGAGACGCTTAATGACAACGATGACAAAGACGATGACGATTCCCGAAGTGCGGGAACGGATCGACCGCGCCGAGAACGCGACGATCATCAACTTCTCTCCGACCGAAGAGAAGGTGACGAGCCGGTTCCAACTGGACGCTGACGGGCTGATGACGTTCGAGCGCAAGGCGCGGGACAAGCGCAGCCAACGTCGCGAAGGCATAGGCGAGTGGCTTGTGTCGAGGGACGCGTACCTGGCGGCGGGATCGTTCCTTGGAATCCCGAAAGCCTACGTGCAGAGGACGCCGCACGAACTGATGATCCCGCACATGAATCACTGGATCGCCAACCGAGGAATCCAGATGATCGGGATGGCCGCGATCGATGACCAGATCGAAATCTTCAGCCGGTCGAAGCTCGACTTGATTCCGATGGGCCGCATCCTTGACAAGACGATCGAGTACACAGGCGGCAGCGAGGCCGACCTGTCGGCTCATCACGTCAGCCACACGATGTACGACACAACTTTGTCGATCGTGACGCACGAAGACAAGGAAGTGATCGAGCGCGCAGCGAAGCGCGGCGGTCACGTTTCGATGCGCGAAGCTGTGCGCACCGGAGTGACGATCGAGTACAGCCACGCACAAGCTCACCCGCTGACGTTCAGCACCTACGTTCACACGATGCTCTGCACCAACGGGATGATCAGTGCCGAGTCGATCTTCCGTCAGGCCGCGAACCGCGACGGTTCCGACGACGGTTCCGACGACTGGATGTTCGATGCTCTGAAGGCGGCGCTCGATGCCGGTGATGAAGAGATCGAACGTCAAGGGCGGTTGGCTTCGATCAACTTCGATGGCCACATGAGCGACGCACTGCAAGGTGTGTACAGCGAGTTCAGTGTGCCGGTCAACATCCGAGAACTGGTTACGGAGCGCGTCGTGGACGTTGGCGCACGGACGCTCTACGACGTGCTGAACGCTGTGACCTGGGTTGCGTCGAACCATCCCGATGTTGTCGGAGACGGCGGTGAGAACGAAGCCGATCCGACGTTGGCTCGTAAGCTGATGCGCATCGGCGGACAGGTCGCTAGCCATCCCGAAGTCTGCACCAACTGCCACAGGGTTATCGCCTAGACGATTTGTAGAGCAAGTGAGCGGCACCGTTTGATTGTGAAACGTGGAGCGGTGTCGCTCTTTTGCGTTGGGGTTGACATGGTTGTGCTCTAGGGAGTAAGGTTGTCGAGGTTGAAGCAAGTAAGAGGACGAGGCGAGGCCGACAAAGCCAGACCGATGCACCACCGAAAACTTCAGCCACCAGTGAAGGGGCCGCAAGTTTCGCGCCGTGTACAACGGAGAGAGTACGGCCCCTTCACTACCCGGTCGAGAGACCAACGAATCTGGCGAGGGTAGCTCCCTGCCACCAAGATATTGCTACTCGCAGATCACGAGAAGCCGCTGTCTCAGGCGCGCAAGCGCTGGTTTGAATAGCTGCAAGAGAGGCGGAGCCAAAGTATGCAGACCGCCCTTGCCAGATTCGTCAGTCTCTCGACCATCTCGAAGAGGTCGCCATCCTCACACCAGTGATGCTCTGGCCAGTGCCAACCATCCATGTGCGACGAGAAAGCGCAGCGCCAGTTCGCTACTGCGGGAACATCGCGGCGCAGATGGTGACCTCTTCAAGATGCGATCAACCTGGAGCGCCTGGGTCAAAGGAAAGGAGCCGTCCGATGTTCAAGTACATTCCGGAGATCGTGAACAGTGATCATTGGTTGAAGATCAGATGGGACGACTCCCGCCCTGAGAACGACCACAGAGGCAAGTCACATCCTCACGAGTCTTACGAGTCGAGCATCGATCGGGAGCGCCACAGCGAGCGCGGTATCAAGCAGTACCACCGGATGAAGTGGCGGATGATCTTCCGCTCGATCCACATCCCGCGAGAGATGCGAGATTACTTTGAGCGCAGGGGTTGATCCTCTGCGCTCAGAGCGCTTGACATACCCTAAGCTCTAGGCGCATAATTGCATCAGGTAAGAGGTAAGGAGCTAGGAAATGACAAACGCGAGGATGCAAGAACTAAGCCAGACAGATTTCCACCGCACCTACGGCGACAGCACCATCGTCAACATGATCCGCAAGTTCTTCAACCTCAACACAAGGAGCTAGGAAAATGGATAACGAGAACACCGACGCAGGCGACAGCAACCAAGCCGATCTCGTTCCTTGCGAGTCCTGCAATCACGGCGCTTGCCACGCGGCACTCGCGCGTGAGCAGATCGCTCTCGCGAGGGCGGTTCGGTAAACGCTTGACATACTCTAAGCTCTAGGTGTATTCTTACATCAGATGAAGAACACACAGGCCACCACAACCGCAGGAGCCACCGATATGCCGACTTGCCAGAACACAAACTGCACGAACCCTGCATGGTCATTCGACAGCTACAAGACCTGCAAAGAGTGCAAGACCGCCGCCACTCCCGCCACCGCCGCCACACCCGGCGTCAAGATTCACAAGATCGCCACCTTCGGCAAGGGTGAAGGACGCGACTACGCCTACTGCGGCCACAACACCCGCGCATGGAACAACACTCACCACAACCTCACCGACGACAACAACGAAGTCACCTGCACCCGCTGCATCAACAAGATCAACCGGAACTAGGTAAGAAGGAGCTAGGAAATGACACAGGCAAACGCAACAAACGCAACTCTCGTATTCGTTTACGGTTCGCTGATGGAAGGCTTCGGCAACCACGACATCCTGACCCGCAACGGCGCTCACCTGGTGGGCGACTACAGATTCGTTGGCGGCTTGATGGTCTCTCTCGGCGCGTTCCCGGCAGTGGTCACGAGCCAAGAGGGTATCGTCCACGGCGAGCTTTACGAAGTGGACGCCAACGGACTACGCGATCTGGACAGGCTGGAAGGTTTCAATCCAGACGCACCGAAGGACTCGATGTACATCAGGCGCAACGTCGAGATCAGGCCCGAAGACAGCGACGAGATCGTACGGGCAGAAATCTACCTCTGGAATTCGCCGAGGTCGATCGACTACAACGACATCGTTCAGTCCGGCGACTGGCGCGTCCGGCCTCTCACTGAAGAGCAGAAGGCCAACGTGAACAAGGCGCTCGACTCGACCGCCGCCGCTATCGAGGCGCTGGACGACGAGTTCGAGGACGAGGACGAGGACGTTCGCGATCTCCCGCGCGGGATGCGCGACGCATCATGGATCGATGTATCATACGACTGAATTTTAGGCTCCACCCTTACCGCGACGGCTCTTGCGAAAGCAAGGGCCGTTTGCTATACCGTTGCGTGATTGATCGCATCAGTATCCTCAACTTCCAATCGTTGCGCGATGTGACGTTGGAGTTAGAGCCGTTCACCGTGATCGTTGGCGAGTCCGATGTTGGGAAGTCTGCGATCATCCGAGCGGTTCGCGCCCTGGCGATCAACCGCAGCGGCAACGACTTCGTTTCACACGGGGCGAAGGACGCAACTGTGGTGATCGAGGCGGACAAGACGACGGTCGCGTGGAACAAGCGCGAAGGCAGTTCGACGTACGTCCTGGGTAAAGACACTTTCAACAAGACAGGCCGGACGGTGCCGCCAGAGATCGCGGCACGGTTGAAGATCGGCGAGATCAAAATTGGCAGCGAGTCGATGACGCCGAACTTCGCCGGTCAGTTCGAGATGCCGTTTCTGTTGGGCGTGCCAGCCAGCACGCGAGCGCGGATGCTTGGCGAGCTAAGCGGTGTGAACATTCTCTTCCTCGCAACGCAAGCCGCGCGCAAGCGACAGCAGCAGGCTAAGCGATTGCTCACTGTCCGCGAGAACGATCGCGATGCAGCGAGACTGGAGTTGGAATCGTACGCGTATCTCGAAGACGACGCACGCAACCTGGCCGAAGCCGGAGACAAGATCAAGCAGTACGGCGAGTTAGAGGCATTAGGGATCGCTTGTTCGGCGGATCAGCTTGCGATTCGTACGAGACGCGCTAGGCAGATCGTGGACGTTGAGCGGTGGAAGGCGTTGAAGAACACCGTAGACACAGCGCAGGATGTGGCTGACGCGCTTCTCAGCGCGTCTCAGGACAGAGATCGGCTGATCGCCAGCTACACTCAGCTACAAACCAAGACCGGAACGATCGTGGGACTGATAGCGAAGCGTCGCGTTAAGCGCGACGAACTGCGCCAGTTGAAGCACGAGCTAGCCAAGGTCAAGATCTGTCCGGTGTGCAGCCAGAAGGTGAGCGGGATTTGAAGTTCGTACAGATCAACGATCCGCACACGTCCGACAAGCCGCCACGGAATCGGACGCGGCTTTACAACGACCAGATATTCGCGAAGCTGCAAGAGGCGTTCGACCTGGCGAACGCGGAAGACGCGAACTACGTCGTGTTCACTGGCGATTTATTCCACAACCCACAGGCCACTCGCGTGAGTCACGCGTTGGTCAACCGATGGTGCCAACTGCTGAGCGACAACTACCAAGTCGTTTCTTTGATCGTACCCGGCAACCACGATTTGTCCGCTGGTCGGATCGAGTCGATGGACAGGCAACCATTGGGCGTGCTGGCGAATATGCCGAACGTCGAGATCTTGACACGCGAGAACGGAATGTTCGACGCCAACGGGATCAAGATGTTCGGTGTCGAGTGGGACTACAAGATCGACGCGGCGATGATCCTAGAGGCGGCACGCGGATGCGATGTGCTGATCACGCACGCGCCGATCGCTTGGCAGTCAAACCCGTACTACGATACAATCCATCCTGACGAGCTTGACGAGCTAAGGGCAAGGGTGATTTGCTATGGACACATCCACGTACCAGAGCCGCTGAGATCGATCAGAGAGGATACTTGGGATAGAGTCGTACAGTACAGTCGCGGCAGCGGCAAGCGTCGCCACACGGTGGTCTCGAACCCTGGCGCGCTGTCCCGTGGATCGCTGACGGCTAACGATGTTGAGCGCACGCCACAGGTCGCAGTGATCGAAGTCACCGACAAGACGGTGACTGCGCGTTACGAAGAACTACAGGCGGCACCGGCTGCTGAAGTGTTCCGCCTGGAGAGTGCAGAGATGGAGAAATTCAGAGATGAATCGATCAGGGAGTTCACTGAGCAGTTACGCAGTGCTGAGGTCAAGGCCGTCACTGTCGAAGAGTTGGCGGACGCCGCCGACAAGTTGACCAAGAGTAAATCGGTTCGGGCTGAAGCACGGCAGATTTTGTTCGATGTCCGATAAAAGAGTAGAGGTCAGTTGGTCTCAGATTCAGAGCTTCAACGAGTGTCAGTTGCAGTACACCCTACGCCATATTGATCACCGGTACGTTGGCAAAGACCAGTACCCGTTCTTGGTCGGCTCGATCTGCCACGACCTGATACACGATTGGTCGAAGACGAAGTTCGCCGAGGGCTACATCAAGCGGCACGTCGTGCCGATGTTCAAGAAGACTGCGAAGGCGCGGCGCGTGTCGTTGCCGATCGACAAGCTGCAAGAAGTGATGCGCCGGACAGTGGTCGGCGCGCTGAGAGCCGAGAAGATCGTCAGGTCTTTGAAGTTGCCGGAGCATGATGCGTTGTTCGAGAAGCGGTTCAGTGTCCGGCTCGCTTGCGATCCACGGTACGCGATCAAGGGCGCGTTCGACATCTACGATCCAGAGACGTTCACCGTTTACGATTGGAAGTTTTACTCCGATGAACGGAGCAAAGGGAAACCCGACCAGCTATTGACGTACGCGGTCGCGTGTACCATGTACGGTCAGAGGGTAGACAGGATAGCGTTCCTGTATCCACTCCGGCGCAGGATGATCGAGAGCCGAGAGATATCACAGGAAGAGATAGACGCGTGGGAAAGAGAACTAGCGAGAGCGGCGCACGCCAAGGCGACAGGCAAGACAACCCGCGTCGCAACGCAGGGGCCACACTGTTTCTTCTGCGAGTACCGAGGCCGGTCGATGTGTTCAGAGACGCACAAGGCGTCAACTGTGAAGGAAGGGAAACATGGCATCAAAGAAGTCAGCTTCGAGGAAGCCACTGAGCGCGAGCGAGGTGGAGAGCGCAGTCAAAAGAGCAAGGGAGCTAGGCAACGAGATCGCCGAACTGGACGGAAAGATCGCCGCTGAGGAAGGTCAGATCAGCGAGATCGAGGCCGGAGCGATCGAGAGATTCGGAACAGCCGACGTGGACTTGCTTGACAAGAAGCACACAGAAATCGATAACGAGATGATACACCTGGCGGAAGAGATCGTTGAGTTGGTTAAATGAAAATTACAATCAAGCAATACGTGCTCGTGGCGTTGATGGAGAAAGCGTTCGGCGTGACGACGCGCAACAACGCGATCACTGCGCTGCAATCGATTAAGGTTGAGGCCCGTGATGGGCTGACATTGATCGGCAGCGACGGCGAGTTGACGATGATCGCTAACACGCAACAGGTCGTGATCGAAGAGCCGGATACCGTCGCCTGGCCTATCAAGGCGCTGGACATCGTACGCGCTGCACCTGATGGCGAGATGGCGTTTGAGATCGAGGACGGGCTGTGCAAGATCACGACTGAGGCAACGCGGTGGGAGATCAGGTTGCCGACAATCGATGACTTCCCACAGATCGAGACCAAGCACCGGAAGCCGTACGTCGTCAACCGAGAAGAGTTCGAGTCGGCGTTGAAGCGAGTACGACCGGCGATTGCCAGTGACAACATACGCGCCAACTATATGTTTGTTCAGGCCAAGGACGGTGTGCTGCAAGCGACGGACGGCAGCAAGATGTTGCGTGTCGCTTTCCCTGGCGTACGTGACGTGCTATTCCCGTCGAAGGCAGTCGAGCAAGTGCTGCGACGGATCAGGACGATGGCCAGTGACGAGATCGAAATCGGGGAAACCAAGAAGGCGGTCAGCTTCAAATTTGATGACGACATCTTGGTCGCCGCGAAGCACACGACCGAGTATCCAGATTTGCAGCGCGCCTTGATCACGCCGACTGCGAAGTTCACCGACGAATTGCGGATGGATGTCAAGGCGTTGTCGAGTGCTGTGGCGCGCGTGGCGCTGACCGCCGATGATGACACGAACTTCCTGACGATGGTGTTGAGCAAAGACACACTGACCCTGACGACGTTGGACAAGAACGGCAACGAAGCGGAAGAGACGTTGGACGTTTACTGGAAGGGTGAGGATCGTGAGTTGGGAGTGAACCACAATTATCTAGCTGATGTGCTGGAAGCGATCGAATCTAACGAGTGTCGGATGCTGATCGGCGAAGACAAGGGAGCGCGCCGGACGATGCTCCGGTTCGAGGAAGCCGAAGAGGAAGGATTTCTAGGCGTGCTGGTTCAACTGCGGCCCGACCTGGGCGAAGCCGCTAAGGGATCAGACGTTGTGCGACCACAGCGCGAGGCTCCGGCAGGATGGGAAGAGCCGAAGCGTAAGAAGCGCCGCAGGAAGAAAGTCGGCACGCTAAATGAGTGAGAGGCTTACAGGCGAACGACTGGCATCGATGATGCTGATCCGTAAAGGTCGGTTCGATCGCGACCTAGGCACGGCGAGGCAGATCAACCGTGACCTGCGACAATTTGAAAAAGAAATCAAGGAGCACGACGCTGAGATCGTGTTGATGGATAAGGTCTTAGCGTTGTTCCACTTGCTGACCGAGCAAGTGCAGACCGAGTTCGCCGCAGGGATAGAGCGCGTGGTGAGTGCTGGCTTGCTGGCGGTCTTCGATGAAGCCATTCAATTCAAAATCAACACGAAGGTTCGCGGCAACAACGTGAACGTGGACTTCAGGTTGATCAACGAGAACGGCACAGAGACCGACTTGCTAGACGCTCGCGGTGGCGGTGTGGTTGCGGTGACGTGCTCGATCCTTCAGATGGTGTTCGTCCGATTGCTCGACGTAGAAAAGGTTGTGTTCTTGGACGAACCGTTCGCCCACCTTAGCGCGGAGTATGTGCCAGCGATGGCGCAGTTGCTTCAGAAGATGTCACGCGACTTGGGAATTCAGGTCGTGCTGGTTACGCATCAGGACGAATTCTTGGAGCACGCTGACAAGGCGTACAGGATCGAGAAGCATGGCGACGCAGCTACAGCCACTGTGGTCTGAGCGCGATCCCGGCGCAGCACAGCGGCGGCGCGTGATGGATGCGGTGGCGAAGGGTTGCCACAAATGTCCGGCGCGGGACTCGGCGTGTCAGCCGGTGATCGGTAAAGGCCCGACGCCAGCCGACGTGATGGTGGTAGGCCGTCAGCCTGGGCCGGAAGAAGACTTGGAAAACACGCCGTGGTTCGGGCCGGATGGATTACTGCTGAGGAAGTGGTTGACGGGTGCAGGACTGAAGCCTGAAGACACGTACCTCACGAACAGCATGATGTGTCACACTCTGGATCGGAAGCCAACCAACGAAGAATACAGGGCGTGTTTTAGTTGGAACCTCCGGCATTACATCCACATCATCGCGCCAGTGCTGGTGATCACTGTCGGTGCTGAGGCGAGCAAGTTCATCGGTGGCATAGAGAAGCTGTCGAAGGATCACGGCTTTGTCTTCCGACACGATGTTGGGTGCTACGTGATCGGCGTCTATCAACCTGGGGCGGTGCGCCACAACTACGAGATGCGACACGCGATCGCTTATGACCAAGCTCAGGTCGCGCGGTTCGTGGAGGAAATTGATCGGCACAAACTTGCTTTGTTGGTGCCGGATGGTCAGTAAGAAAAAGCCGGTCAAGAAAAAGCGTACAGCGCGAGAGCGCAAAGGATCGCCAGTGCTGGCGTACATCAAGCGTAGCACTTCAGCCAATCGAACAAGGGTCATCGAAGCTCACATCGGTTACGTTAGATCGATCGCGCGCAAGAAGATTGAGAACCCGATCCCACACCTGGTGGACGAAGAAGACTTGATTGCTGTCGGCGTGATCGGGCTGCTGCAAGCTCTGGAAAAATACGACAAGGACAGCGGCTATACGTTTCGCTCCTTCAGCTTTCTCAGGATACGTGGCGCGATGTTCGATACGATCCGAAGACTGTCAGATAACAGTCGAACGCGAGACGTTCACACCACGCCGATCGAGGATATAAATCCCGCCGAGCTTCCATCTGACGACACTTACAGTGCAGTCAACGATTCGTTGCCACCAAAAGTGACCGGTGAATTGGTGGCAGCTTTGGCGTCGCTCCCGCCTAGGCAGTGTGCGGTGATACTGCTACTCACGCACGGAATGTCGGCGGCGCAGATCGGGAACATTTTGGCGAAGGAGAGGAACCGAGGCATCAGCGTTACGGCTGTACTGACGTTGCGCGACGAGGCGCTTGACGGCTTGCGTTCACGGTTGCAGGGCCGCATCAGCGCTAACGAACTGGCTTGACAAAGAGTCGCTGAGTTACGATACCAGTACAGATGAATCTCAAAACACCGACACAAGTAAACAAGTTCCTCGCCGACAACCAGCACAAGTTCGATACACCGGAAGCCTACTACGGAGACGAGCCGAACGCGCATCGCTGGACGCCGGAGCAGTGGGATGCTGCGCGGTTGCGCGTCGCGATAATGGCGAGCTTCGATTACGTGCAGTCGGTAGGCAACGTCACGATCCCTTTGCTGTATCAGCACGCTAACGAGTACGACAGCGTAGAGCGGATTCACGAGCGTGTGTACTACCCGACCAGCCACAAAGAGGTCGGCCTGATGGAGAAGCACGGCATCCCGATGTTCGGCCTGGAGACGCGGCACGCGCTTGGCGAGTACGACGTGTTGGCGATGTCGCTCAACTATATGCCGTACTGGGTCAACCAGATCAAGATGTTGAGGATGTCCGGCATACCGGTGCGCTGGTCAGAGCGGACGCACAAGCACCCGCTCATAATCTTGGGCGGTCACGCGTTCGCCAACCCGTCGCTGGTCTCGCCGACTGTCGATTTGGTGTGGTGTGGCGAGGCTGAAGACGAGACCAAGGAGCAACAGGCGCGAGCGTCGTGGATACAGGACAGCAAGGCACCACGCGAGACGAGACGCGCGCCACAGGACAACCCTGGCTGGAACGTGGTGATGGGAGACATCATCAAGCTGAAGGAAGCCGGAGCGTTCGATACCGCCACCGACAAAGACGATGCGTTAGAAGCTCTGGTCAATCGATACCCGTTCTTGTGGTGTCCGAAGTTCGTCAAGTATTCGCACAAGAAAGTCAAAGGCAACTGGCGCGTTACCGGATGGGAGATGACGCGGGACGTGCCGAAGGTGGCGACCAAGAGGATCGTCCGCAACCTGACGGAAGCGACCAGCACAACCAACCCACCGGTTATCTTTCACGATCCAAGGATGGGGATGGGAACGATTCAGGCGGCGCGTGGTTGCTCCTACCACTGTAACTTTTGTGCGGCTACCTTCCGTGAGGCTCCGTACCGTGAGCGGTCGGAAGACAAGACGCTCGCCGACTTCAAACTAGCTCAGCGCAACACCGGGTGCGTTGACGTGTCGCCGTTGATGTTGGAGTTCGGCACGTTCAGCCGCAAGAAGTCTTTGATGAAGCGCATTTTAGAAGAGGTCACGCCAGAGCTATCGATGCCGTCGTTGAGGATCGATGTCTTCGGTGCCGATCCGGTCTTCGGGTTTGTCGCAGTTCACGCACAGAAGAAGACTGCAACGATCGCCGCCGAGGGATCGAGCCAGAAACTACGCGAGATCGTCAGCAAGGGAATCAACGAAGACGACATCTTGAAGTCGGTCAGCAACGCGCTGGCTGCTGGCTATCGATCGCTGAAGGTTTACATGGTGGCGTCGCTACCTGGCGAGACTGAAGAAGATTACAAGGAGATGGTCGAGACTGCTAGGAAGATCGACGCTCTACGCAAGAGCGTTGACAGCAACATCAAGGTGCGCTTCAGTTGGAAGCCGTTGATGGTGCAGGGCGGCACGCCGTTGCAGTGGACTGAGTGTCGGCGGATGGACGGGAATCTGAGCGACACGATGGCCGCGATACAGGCGTTGGGATTCGGCACACAGATGGGTGACGAGACTAAGAGCGGGCTAGGCAACTACGTTCAGATGGCCGAGATGTGTGACGACGTTGCAGCCGAAGCGATGCTCGATGCGACGATTGAAGCCAACATAGGAACGTACGGCGCGATGTCGAAGCGGATCGGCGAGATCATCGAGCGCCACCTGGCGGCGCACAACCGGACTTACCGAGATTACTACCGACCGAAAGATGAGGACGAAGTGTTCGCCTGGGACGTGATCGATCCACTGATCACGAAGGCGTATTTACTCAGGCACTGGCGCCAAATTCAGAAGCGTGCGCGAGACGAGCCGGTTGGCAAAGAGTCGGACGGTACGCCGATCCCTGTTTACGGTGCAGGTTTCATTGAGAAGTTCGGAGCGTGTACGATCGGTTGCACAGCGTGCGGCGCGTGCGACGAGGATCATTTGGCCATGATGTCCGAACTGGCGCTGAGGGAAGACGAGCCGGTTAAGCTGTCAGAGATCAAGACGATCGACCACAGGTCGGTGAACACGCGCGTGACGCTGGTCTGTGCCGTTGATTCGTATCGACGGTACGTGGACACGAAGCATTGGACGCTCGCGATCAGGCGTGCCGCGTTCCAAGCTGGCCTGACACCAGCGATAGACTCGCAGTTCTACATCACCGACAAGATCAAGTCGAACCTTACAGGCTTCGCCGGATTGCAGTTGGTCGAGTTCGGATTCGTTGACGACATCGACATCAACGATTTGCCCGGTCTACTGAATCCGTGTCTCGAACCGCACGGCTTGAAGATCGAATCGGTTTGGTCGTTCCCGAAGTCGTTGAAGAAATACGGTGCGGGGATGTGGTGGCAGCTTGAAGTCGATCAGCCAGAGTCGGTGATGCGAGAAGCGGTCAAGAAGATAAACGCCAAGGACTACCATCCGATGATAGTCCGCACGACTGAGTACAGAACAGGCCCGCAGAAAGAAGAGATAAACATCCACGATGCGGCGAGTGATTTGTGGGTGTCGGTCAGCGGCACAGCGGTAAAGCTGAACATGATTGTGCGCACTCGGTACAGTCCTTACGACGTGGCCAACGCCATCATCGGCAAGCGGTCAGACGTGATGCGATATCCCGCAGTGTTGAACAAGGTCTTCAGCGAAGTGGAGGCCACCGAAGATGCGTTCACGATTTATTGCGAGCGGTGTGACAAGCCGGTGTTGACTGACATCATCGGCGAGGCTGGTGACGACATCTGCCCGAAGTGCGCAACAGAAAGGACGAAAGATGCCGTTCGCGTTGAAGTATAGGCCGCGCTCGCTCGCGGATTTTCACGGACAGAGCCACGTAACAAAGGTCATCACGGCGATGCTCAATCGCTATCATGCTGACGAGATAGAACTGCCGACTGCGCTGCTGCTGGTCGGTACGCGAGGCAGCGGCAAGACATCCCTGGCGCGCGTGGTCGCGGCGGCGCTCAACTGCGAAGGCGATCAAGTCGATCCGTGTACTGAGTGCCATCAGTGCAAGTCGATTTATAACGGAACCAATTCGGCTGTGCTCGAAGTGGACGGCGCGACAACCGGTCACGTCGATCGCATCCGAGATCTTCAATCGTTGAGTCGGTTGTCACACTCCGGAGATTACAGAATCTTTATCGTTGACGAGTGTCACGCGATGTCGTCGTCAGCGTTCTCTGCGCTACTGAAGCAACTGGAAGAGCCAGCCAGAAACGTGCTGTATATTCTCGTAACGACCGAGTTCGACCAAGTGCCGGAGACGATCAAGAGCCGGTGCCTTGTGTTCCAGTACGGCGCGATCCGCGTCGAGGATATCGAGGACAGGTTGGCGACGGTGGTCGAGGCCGAGAACTTGCTGGTAGGAACAGGCGATCCGTTGAAGCTGATCGCTAAGCGAGCGAATGGATCACTGCGCGACGCGCTGATGATGCTCGAACAACTGTCGCTGCTGAAAGGATCGATCAACGACACCAAGTTCTATCGGCTGTGGCCTGGTGGGTTAGACGAGTTCGCGACAGCGTTCATTAAGTCGGCTCGTGCTGGCAAGGTAGAGGACGGGTTGAAAGCGATACACAAGACGTTCAGGGCGCACAGAGACGCGTCTGCGATGGTCGATGCTGTGACAGTGGCGGTACGCGACAAGATCATCGCTGACGACAAGCTGACGCTGCCTAAGGCGGCGGCGCTGATCGCCCTGGCGTGGGACTTGCGGATCAAGATGAAGGCGGTCAAGCCGACCGAGCCAGCGTTGGTCGAGGCTCTGTGGTTCATGTTCTACCGGGAGCTACACGTCGGCGGTGCTAAGAGCAAGACAAGTCTTGAAGAGCACGTATCCCGCAACGGTGGAGCGACCCGATCCGGCGCGTTTGCAGACGAGCTAGCCAGTGGCTAAGAATGGATCGATCCCGCGCAGTGAGTTGCCGGTACCGTACCGTAAATTCAACAAGCGCGAGATGATGAAGACGCCGAAGTGGATGGATGACGAGCGCGTGATGACGCGTATCCTGTCGGTGTGGAAAGAGTACAACGAGCGGATGGACATCGCATCGATCGCGCGTCATCACTTGGTGTCGATCAGTCAAATCTATAAGGATTTGAGACGAGCACGCGAGTTGTTCAGGTTGGAGATGTCCGAGAAGATTTTCGACATCGTTCTTGAACAGATCGAGCGCCGGAATCTGATCATCGCCAACGCACATCAAGAGATCACACGACTGCGCCGGAGCGCCGTGACAGCGATCTTCGAGTTGGACAAAGCGAACGTAATCGATGACGAGACCAAGGAGCACTTGCGCGACCTGCTGCCGCCAGACCCGACATCAAGTCAAGCGGTGGCTGCACTCCTGAAGGTGGTCAGTGGGGAAGAAACCAAGATCGAAGAACTGCTAGGGCTGCGCGAGCGCGGCGGCAAAGCGTCAGATCGGATGATGCCGGAAGAGGAACAGGAACAGTACACAGGTAAGGGCATCGTCATCGACGCGAGAGTGACTATCAGGAAGTGACCACAGCATCAAGAGTTAGACCCAAACCTGGCGAGTGGCCTGTTTACACAAAGGCCGAGACGTTGGAGATGCTAGACCGACTGTGGTTCCGCGCAAGCAAAAACGAGTACGTCGAGTACACGTCTCCGGTAGATAAGCAGCAACTGAAGACTTGGATGGAGTTGATCTTCACAATCAAGCTCGCCGAGAAGAGCGTATGTCCTGGTCACGTTGCGCCGTTGGACGCAGCTTGGGCGTGCTATCAAGACATAGAACCGACGATCATGTTGATCGCGTCGCGTGGTTTTGGTGGCAAGACTACGTTGCTCGCAGCGGTTGGATTGCTGAAGGCGATGGACGGAGCCAGCGTCAACATCTTGGGCGGCTCCGGCGAACAGTCGAGACGAGTCCACGAGATCGAGACTGAAGTGTGGGTTAATCCGGTCGAGGTTGAGGGCGAAGACGGGCCGGAAACTTACCGCAACCCGATCCGAACGATCATGCCAGACGAGCCGTCCGGTTGGAAAGCTAAGACGATTTGGAACACTTCGATCACGGCGCTCACGGCATCGAGCAAGTCCGCGCGTGGTTCTCACAAGCCAGTGATGATCATGGACGAAGTAGACGAGATGGATATCAAAATCTACGACGCCGCCACAGGTGTCACGATGGACGCACCTGGCATCACGCGAGGGATAACGCGAGCCGGAAGTACGCATCAATATCCAGACGGTACGGTCACTGCGTTACGTGACCGGTTTAGGAAGAGCGGCGTGCCGGTCATGGAGTGGTGTTACCGCGAGTCGCACGTTGATAATGGCGGCTGGTTGACGCAGGATCAGATCGACCGTAAGAGGAAAGACGTTCCCGCAGCGATGTGGGAAGTCGAGTACGAACTGCAAGAGCCGTCAGCCGAGGGCCGCGTCTTCGACACCACGATGGTCAAGACGATGTTTCAGACCAAGCTAGGCAAGATCGAGGACACGCTAGGCCGACGCTACGCGTTCGAGCGGCCACGCGAAGAGGGCATCTACGTTACCGGCGCGGATTGGGCCAAGGAGAAAGACTACACTGTGATCGTGACGATCCGGGTAGACGTGACACCGGCACGGTTGGTTGCGTTTGAGCGAATCAGGCGCGAGTCCTGGCCGAAGATGATCAACCGATTCAAACAGCGCGTGCGCGTGTGGGGCGGCAAGGCTGGCCATGATGCACAAGGTGTCGGTAACGTGGTCTCTGATTATTTGGAAGACGATGTTGCGGCAGTGACAGCGAACGTGTCGTTGCCTAAGAAGGATTTGTACACGCCGTACGCGTTGGCCGTCGAGCATGGCGAGATCGCGAGTCCGTACATCACGACGTTGCAAGCCGAGCACCGGCTGTGTAAACACGAAGACCTGTACTTGCCGAGCGGCCATCCGCCTGACGGAGTGTGCGCGATGGCGATCGCTTGGCTGGTTTACAAGGGACACAAAACATCGAATAAGAAACAGTCACGACCTGTCACCCGCATCGGCAAGGTCGCGAGATTCTAGGAAGGAAACATCGTACATGACAACAGGAGTTGTGAAGCCGCAATCGTTCACAGAAAACGCGCAGACGATCTTGTGCATGAGGTACCTACATCAACACCAGTGGGAAGACGAGAACAGCAAGTGCAAAGTCTGTGGGACGTACCCTGGCGGCGCGAAAGGTGACGGGCCGTTCGATAACCACAAGGTGTGCGAGCACTGCGCGGAGATGCACGAGTCGGAGAACCAGTTCTTGGATCGGATCAGCTTCGGAGTGCCGGAGTTCCGAGAACTGATCGCATCGCACCGGTTCTTCCCGAACAGTCCGACGATGTTCAACGCGGGACTGCGCGGGAATCTCAGTGCGTGCTTTGTGCTAGGCCTGGACGATTCGCTCGACTCGATCATCGCGTGCGGTTCTGCACAGATGCGTACGCTTCAGTGGGGCGGTGGCACCGGAGTGTCACTGTCAAAGCTGAGGGCGAAGGGCCAGCCGATCGGCGGCGTCCACGGTCACGCGTGTGGGCCGGTGTCCGTGTTGCAGACGATGAACCAGAACAGCCGGATGGTCGCACAGAACGGAGTCCGGCAGGGCGCGAACATGGCGGTGCTCCGGTTCGATCATCCCGACATCGAAGAGTTCATCACTTGCAAGAACGACGATCCCGACAGCATCTCCGACTTCAACATCTCGGTCGGCACGACTGACGGCTTTTGGAAGTGCGTTGAAGAGGACACCGAGTTCGCGGTGATCGATCACAAGGGCGCGATGGTGGGCCAGAAGTCGGCACGCCGGATTCTGCGGATGATAGCCGAGGGAGTCCACCGAACCGGTGACCCTGGCGTCGTCAACCTGACGAGAGTCAACGAGGACAATCCGTTGATCGAAGTCTACGGTGAGATCGAGGCAACGAATCCTTGTGGCGAACAGCCGCTCTTGCCGTGGGAGTCGTGCAACCTGGGGCATCTCAATCTCTTGGCGTACGTTGGTGCTGACGAACCGCTGACGAACTTGTTCGGATGGAAGTCGTTCGATCGAGATGTGGAGACCGCTGTACGTTACCTTGATCGTGTCGTCACCGAGAACAGCTTCCCGGTTCCGGAACAGAAGAAGATGAACGAAGAGACGCGGCGCGTCGGTGTTGGTGTGATGGGATTGCACGACGCCCTGATCGCGATGAGCATCCCGTACGCCAGCGATGAAGGCGTGGAGATGTCCGAGCGGTTGGCAGAGGCGTTGGAGATCGCGACCGATCGAGAGTCGTTGCAGTTGGGTAAAGCACTAGGGCCGTACGGAGCGTGGGAAGAAGGCCAAGGGCCGAAGTACCGCAACGCATGGCGGCGGACTGTGGCACCGACCGGCACGACATCGATCATCGCCGGAGTGTCAGGTGGTATCGAGCCGTGGTTTTCGATGCACCACGAGCGACGTACTGCCGAGGGCGTGGTACTCGAAGAGGTTAACCGTGATCTCTATAACGAGGTCAGGGCGCGAGGCGCGCGGATCACTGAAGAAGATTTGTTCACTCGGCTTAGGGCAGGCGAGCCATTGGGCAAGATCGAGGAAGTGCCAGAGGAAGTGCGCGAGCTATTCGCGACGGCGATGGAGATACAACCACGATGGCACCTTGATCATCAACAGGCGTGGCAAGGTCACGTTGACAGCGCGATCAGTAAGACGATCAACCTTCCTGCTGATGCGGTGGTCGCTGAGATTGAAATGATGTTCAAACTGGCGATGATCCAGCGATCGTTGAAAGGCGTGACGATGTACCGCGACGGTTCGCGCGACAACCAAGTGCTAAGCCACACAGCCGCCGCTCAGCCAGCCGCCACACTTCAGCTAGGCGTACACAGCGGCGACCACCCTGAGCACGTCCACGGTCGCAAGAGATTGTCGGAAGAGCGCCACGCATTGACGCACAAGTTTGCCATCAACGGTCTCGACGGATACATCACGGTTGGGCTGTACGATGAAGGCTCACCTGGGGAAATCTTCATCAAAATCGCTAAGGAAGGTGAGACGATCAGCGGCCTACTCGACGCCTGGGCCGTGACGACATCGATCGCGTTGCAGTACGGCACGCCACTGGAATCGTTGCTCGTTAAGTGGGAAGGCACACGGTTCGATCCGTCCGGCTTCACCGAGAGCAAGGCGATCAGAAAGTGTACGTCGATCATCGATTACCTGGCGCAGTGGTTACGGATGAAGTTCATCGACAACACCACTGGCGAAACTAAGAGGGAGAGCGGCGATCTGTGCTCACGGTGCGGCGCAATGGTCGTGTACCAAGAGGGCTGTTTGAAATGCACGTCATCGACGTGTGGATGGAGCGAGTGTTAAATGGCGCGTAAGAAGTCCAAGAACAACAAAAGGCAGATGACGATCGAGCCAGCGCCGGACAGCCTTGTCACTGACGAGATGAAGAAGTCTGCTGGCTTCAAGGATGGTCAGCAGTTCTTCGCGAAGGTCATTGGCTTCGGCGGCAGTAAAGAAATCCTCAAGCTGCCAGACGACAGTAAGCAGCTAGAGGAAGACCCGTTCTCGGATTCGAGCGACTACGGCTTCTCGATCAAGAAGCCGCCCTTCCCTTTGGAGCAACTGACGTTGCTGGCTGAGTCGCATCCAGTCCACAGCGCCGCGCTCGAACAGAAGACGACTGACATCGTTGGAGACGGGCCGAAGATCGTCCCGGTCATCAAAGGCGACGACGACGCCGACAACGAAGAAGAGCGCGAGGCGATCCGGCGATGGTTCTACGGACTGGCAGTTGAAGAGACGATGCTGGAACAGTTGACGGCGGTGGACGGCGACCATGAGGTGACAGGATGGGGCGCGTTCGAGATCGGGCGCGATGTCGCTGGTGCGGTGACGCACCTGTACCACGTACCTGGCCACACGCTGCGAGCGCACAGGAGCGGCAAGAAGTTCGTTCAGGTCAGGGATGGGAAGCGCGTTTGGTTTCAGAAATGGGGTACTGACGGCGACAGTGAGACCGGCAAGATCAGGGCGAGTAGTGGCAACCCGATCAGCAACGACACTAGCGAGATGCTGAAATGGGCCAACGAGATTTTGATCTTCCGCAAGCCGACACGCCGGTCAACCAAGTATGGCATCCCGAACTACGTGTCGGCGTTGGGTCACATCACGATGTCGATCGCTGCACGAGATCACAACATCCTATTCTTCGAGAACAACCGCGAGCCACGCTACCTGATCATGGTGGCAGGGATGGACGCTGGCGCAGCCGATCGGTTCACTGATCAGTTCGCACAGTCACTCCGCGAGAATCATTCCGATCCGCATCGGAACTTGATTCTGCCGATCGATGGCGATGCCAAGATCACGGTCGTGCGGATGGGTGCGATCCAGAACGATATGCAGTTCGGCAAGTTGATGGAGTTCTTGGATGACAAGATTCTCTTGGCGCACAGGATGCCACCAGACCGCGTAGGATTGATCAGGCGTGGGCCGTTAGGTGGTAGTGCTACTACAGCTATCAACAGGTCGTACAAGGATGGTGTGGTCGATCGTGCGCAGGCGATGTTCGAGGACAGGCTGACGCGTTTCATCGCTGAGGAATACGTGCGCGCCTTGGGAACAGCCGAGGCGTCGGCGTCGCCGGAGACGGTGGCAAGTGCGGAAGGCGCATTGGTTTCGACCGGTGCTGAAGGTCTCGAAGAGTTCCCGTACCGTGTCGATCTAGAGACGCTGGACATCACCGAGGAACGTGACGATGCGGAGATCGCGATCGACCTGGTGAAGATCAACATGATCTCGCTCAACGAAGGACGGGTACGGATCGGCCTAGAGAAGCGAGACGAGTTCACTGACACAGCCGGAGCCGACATCACGTTGGCTGAGTACCTGACGAGTGTGTCGGGTGAGATACCGCAAGACGCTGCAAGTTCTGCACTGACAGCAGCGTTCGGATACGGGCCGTTCCAGATCAACGCTAGCGATCGGGAAGGTCGTGATTTGTTGGCGTCGGTTAGAGGTCAGTTGGAGCGCGTCGAAGGATTTATCGAAGACTTCACCGGGGAGGCAAATGGCTCCGTCGAAGACCTTATCACTTCTTGACACCGAAAAAGGGCGGCGGTGGTTTGCGATCCACAAGATGCTGTCCGAGATGTACAAGGCGGTAGCAGGGCCAGAGTTCTTCGCCGAAGGTTACGTGCGCCGACAGGTCGCGGAGACTGAGGCGTTTGAGATAATGAATCCGCATCTGCACCGAGCGCTGAAGCGGATGGGATCACCGCGTACGCAGATCGAAACAGCACGTCAACTGTGGTCGAAGAAAGGCGCGACCAAGGAGACGGTGCGCGACCAACTGCAAGTCGTGTTCGAGCGGCGCGTGGCCAGCCTGAAGATGCCGAAGACGTGGGCAGAGTTTCAGGCTAGAGCCGGAGCCGATGCGACAGAGATGACGCACGCGGCGCTAGGCTACGTCACGAAGATCGTTGATCCCGCAAAGGGTTACGCCTGGTTGTCCAACGTCGAGACGTTCAACACGTACTACCCTGGGTTGATGCGTGGGGCTGAGCGCGCGATGAAGAAAGCAGTTGGGATCGAGTTCCCGAAATTGATCGCTGACCAAGTGGTCAAAGCCGCCAATCCAGCGTCGCCTTTGGATATGGGGACGCTGGCACGCCGACTGCGCATGAACGAAGCGGGAATGACGGTCTCGCGCGCCACGACGATCGCAAGGACAGAGACGGCGCGCGTGTACGGTAAAGTCAGCGACACTACGATGCGCAACAACGGGATCTTAGGGCGGCGCTGGCTGACTGCTGGCACAGGCGTTCACGTCGGCTGTGCTGACAATGAGGCTCAGGGATGGGTGCCGATGTCTGAGGCTTTCAGCAGCGGTTCGATGTGGCCACCAGATCATCCAAGGTGCCGGTGTGATATCGCAGCCGACACGCGCAACTGGTTGCCACGACAGAAGCCGTTTCCGATCGATCCGAAAGCCAACCAGATAGGGGACGTGCCGTTCCTTCAAGGACAGAAAGTCCTTAGCGTCAAGCGGAAGGTCGTTCGACCGAAGACGTACAAGCGGTACAAGAAGCCAGCGCGCCGCGCGAAGCCGAGAGCACGCGCGAAGCCGCGCAGCAAAAAGTCGCCATCGGTTAAGCAGATGCCGGATGACTTTCTACCTAACGCGAAACCGGAGTTGCGTCTCAAAATTTGGGAGAAACGGCAGGCTAAGATTCTAGAGCGCAACAAGAAACTGAAAGGCATTGATATCGAGAACTATATGCCGGACGATTTCTATCCTTTAGCTGCACAAGATCGGCGTTTGGAGTTCTGGCGTCGGTTGCGGATTCAAGAGAAACAGAACTGGCATATCGAAGGTATGCCGGTGCCTGATGCGTTCAATAAGAACGTGCAGCTAGCGGCTCGACGGCGGATGTGGGAAAACCTAAAGGCGGATGGCCGAGCACGATGGGTGAGGCAGCGCGCTGAGATCAAGGCAAGGCAAATCATAGAGCGAGAAATCAAGGTTGCGGCCAACCGACGTAAGCTGTCAGAGATCAAAGCGAGAGCCAACCCGAAGCCAACCACCAAACCGAAACCTAAGGCCGGTCAGTCAGGCACGCCAAGCCGCTCAAAGTACCAGACGATGGAGATCAAGGAAGGGTCAATCAAGCCGTTCAAACCTGGCCAATCGGTCAGCGACGTTTACACGGCAGAGCTTGTGGACGGAACAAAGATCATCATCAAGCCGAGATTCGGCCAGCCGACTGACGCGGTGAGACGAGGAAGTATACCGGTCGGTGAAGAGTTGCCGCGCGAGAAAGCGGCACAGCGGATCGCGCAGATGATGGACGATGCGAGTCAAGGTGGAGTCAAAGTCCAAGTGCCTGAAGACACTGTGATCCGCCACGTCACAAATCAGATCGATGACGAACTGTTGAGGTTTAGTAGCAACGCTAGAGCCAACGGCTACAAGGTTGGAGACGACCTGGGCGAGTCGGTGGTGCAGCAGTTCAAAGAAGGTGTCGAGGCCTGGAAGGACGCGTACAGTCGAGGCTCCGAATCGGCGAAGCGTAAAGCGTTCAATGAGGTTTTCGAGCGTGAACTAACTAACAACGCCTTGTTCGATAGCATCATCGGCAACACCGACAGGCACATGGGCAACGCTTTGTGGAACGGCACGAAGAAAGAGTTCACGTTGATCGACCACGGCCTAGCCTTTCCGGTCAACCCGACACACGTTGGATTCGGCAACCACAAGATGCTGTCGATGGCCGAGAGAGTCGGAGCCGATACGTTGCAGCCATTTCACGTCGATATGCTGAAGAGCATGGTGGCGAACGGTCAGGCGATCAGTGCAGAATTGACACCGATGCTAGGCGTCGATGCGGTCTCAGCGATGTGGGAGCGCATCTTCTGGATGATCGATCGGCAAGGAACGTTGTCGGTAGCTGACTGGAGCGGTGCTGGTGGATTGTCATCGCTTGGCACGCCGCACATGGCTAGCGCCATGGTGAAGATTCCAGTGAACGGCGGATTCAACGGTTGGTCGAAGGCGCAGTGGAAGAAAGTTTTGGACACCGAGGCTTGGAGTCTCTAGCGCGACTGTGGCGCAACAGCCATAAAGGAGAGAGATGAAAGTTGAGCTAATATCATCAATGGGGAAGGTCGTTGGCACCATCACCCTGGTGGATGATAAAGCCGTGCTGGACGAGGGCGCGAAGAGTTGGCTGACCGAAGACAGCAACGGAATTATCCCGATCGAGGTGCCTATGCCGGATTACAGCCGAGCCGCGACACCGGACGATGGCGAGATATTCTTGCGGTCATTACGTGAACACATCAGAGGCGCTGGACTTCAGGCATCGCTTACCGAATGAGGTGTCCACGGTGTGACGGCTACCTGCTGGACGAAGGCGAGACCAGTTGCTTGAACTGCGGCTGGCTACTCCTTACCGACCTGCACTTTACACAAGCCGATGCTGAGGTCGATCGCAGGAAACCCGGCCACGCGGCGTCGCACGGCTCCGGCAAGAAAAGGGTCAAGATGTGAGACAGCACAACAGGTCTGTAGCCGCGATCGATTTGGATGGGCCGCTGCATTGGTACCGCGAAGGATACCAAGACGGCACGATGTACGATCCGCCCACACCTGGCGCGCTATTCTCGATGCGTCAACTACTGACGACGTTCGAGTACGACATCGAAATCTACACAGCACGAGACACGCCTGGGCAGTGGGCCGATGCGTGTGCGTGGTTAGCTCAGCATTGGCGCGTGGAGTGGCCACAGGATGACGCACAAGCCGTTACGGATGCGGATGGCCGCTGGTACGTGAGGCTGGAATTATTCCCGTCGTCAGCGGCGACGGTGATGTACGTGTCCAACATCAAGCCGAAGGCGCACATCTACATCGATGATAGGGCGATCCGGTTCACGGACTGGAAGCAAACGATATGGGATTTGGATGCGATCAGGCACGATGGATACGGAGACGAGTTCTTGCAAAACAAGGCCGATGCGAGTTGACATACAGGATGCTCTACGGTAAACTGTAGTCAGGTAAGAGATGAAGAACCAAGGAGCTAGGAAAATGAAGAACACCAAGAACACCGAAATCGCCTACACAGTCACAGTCATCAGCCGCGTCGCTGGCAGCTTCGAGATCATCGTTGGGGCCACCAACGAGTTCAACGCGATCTGCGCAGCAATCGCCAAGGGCGTCGAGATGGTCGGCGACGACGACGTTGTTACCGGCGACATCCGAGAGACATTCGCAGCATGATCACCCACGGATACGTCAAGAACACTGGAACCGGCAAAGTCGGTTTCACCGCAGGCCAGCGCTCGCCGCAGGCCAGCCACATCCGAGTTCGCGTCGAAGACCGCGACGAAACTTGGAACCTCAACTACGTGGAGCCGTTCGACATCCCGTACGCCGAGAGGGATGACAACGAAACCCCGTCAGCGTTCGCTTTGGACTTCGTCGGCAACGCCAATGCCAACGTTGACCTAGAGGCAGAGGTTGCCGGAACCGAGATAGACGAAGCGCCTGAGATCGATGCACCCGACTTCGAGGCTCAGGACGTGGAAGCAGATTGGAGCTAGGAATGTTCATTTACGAGAAGCAGATTGACGAGGCGCTGGTGCGCGTCAACTCGGTCGGTGACCGATACAAGATCTTGCACGCAGGCGGTCAGCGGATCATCATCGCGATGAATCCGTCGCCCTTCGACATCAACCTCACGCCAACGATGCCGTCAGACCGAGAACGGGCAGCGGTCGTTGACGAGATGCTTGAACAAGAGCGCATCATGGACAACCGCTTGGAGTGCGAGCGGTGCCACACGCGTGATGGCGTCAGGGTCAGGGTGCGAGCGGCCAACGTTCAGCCACGGCTTTGCGGAAGCTGTCACGTCAAAGAGGAAGCGGAGCTAAACGCATGAAGACGACCGAGACGTATCGTCAGTGGATCAACGACGGCTGGCAGTACTACAACACAGGCGGCGGGTGCATGGCTTTCTTCCGCTCCTTTGACAAGGGCGGTCAACTGTACGTCGGAGCGGACGCCGCCGAGCCAACAGACATCTCACCTGGCGACACGATCTTCTTCGATTTTAATGACGAGAATGGTTGCTTGCAGGAAACTGGCAGCTTCCCGAACAGCGAGATCGCGATGGAGTGTATCAGCAGATGGTGGGGTTCAAATGATGGCAACTAAGGTGACGACGATTCCCGGCACGGTCGAGGTGTGGATGCACCGGCCCTTGGCCGATGACACGGTGTCCGACAAGCGCGTACAGGAGTTCGTCATCGGTGTCACGATCGACAGCGGCGACACCGAGATGTTGGCTTTCGATCTTCTTGTGGTGCGAGGTATGTGGTTCGATTTGCTCGTGGAGATCGGCATCCTTGTACACTCGGTGGCGCACGACCGCTGAGTTTCTCTGGCTAGACAGATCAACGGCGGCTCACCATGTAACCAGTGGGAGCCGCCGTTTGGCGTTCCGAAAATCTGGCGATACGAAAGTGAAGGAGAGACCCCGATGACGGATACACCGATTACCAAGGAGCAAGACAACGTGGCTACAGCCGCAGTGCGGTTGGAGTGGATCACGCCGGAGCCTGAGAAGGCATTGGTCAGAATGGCACGCGTGAGCAATCCAGCCAACCAAGACAACGAGAACATCGAAGGACTATTACGCCATTGTTACCGCAATAACCACTGGTCGGTTTTCGAGATGGTGCAGATGTGTTTGGAGATCAAGACGAGTCGAGCGATCGGGCGGCAGCTACTGCGCCATTGGTCGTTCCGCTGGCAAGAGTTCAGCCAGCGATACGCGAAGGTGATCGCGTGGGAAGCGATTCATCCACGAGCACAGTCCACCACGAACCGTCAGGCGTCCACAGACACGCTAGACGCCGACACGAAGACGTGGTTCTACCAACAGACAGAGGTCATCCAAGATATGGTCACAGAGCTTTACAGCGAGGCGCTAGATCGAGGCGTGGCCAAGGAGTCGGCGCGCTTCTGGCTCCCTGAAATGGCGTCCACTACGATGTACGCAACAGCCAACGTCAGGTCGTGGATTCACTGGATCAATCTCCGCTGCGATCCAGAGCAACAGGCGCAGTTGGAGCACGTCGAGATCGCAAGGGCGGCGAGGACGATTCTCGTAAGCCACTGCCCGACGCTCGACGGGTTGATGCCGCACTAGCGATACTGGTTCGCCTGGCCAGAACAGGAGCCGAGGCCCGTTTCCAATGGGGACTGCTGAAACGGACCTGGCGCAGCAACCCGGCTCCTGTCGATACTGAAGTTGGGAACGCGTGCGATGGGTGGAAGCCGGAGTCGTTAAGGCTCCGGCTTTCGCTTTGTCCCGAATGGCGACACTAGAGTGGGAACCGGGTAAGGCACCCCCTTTAACCCCGCTGGCATCGGCACAGGAGATGGTCGATGTCAGCGTCCCTAACTCGAAAGGAACGTCGCACATGGCAACGGAGTTCAAGCGCGGTGACAAGGTTAAGATCACCAACGGAGCAACAGGTGTTGTACGCGGGTTGAGTCGCGACGGTGCGCACCTATTCGTGGACACCGGCAAGGGCGTTCGGCACGTCAAGCGTACGGACGCAACGCACGTCGCCAGCAAGGACGCCAAGAAGCCACCGGTCAAGAAGAGCGGACGGCAGATCTTGGACTCGATTCTGTGAACGGTGACCAAGAGACGATCGGAGAGCGCCTAGACAGGCTGCAAGAGCAACAGGTGCAGCACGAGAAGAAGTACAGCGACAGCACACCTAGCTTGACACCAGCGCCGCCAGCAGCAGAGCCGATCGTCACCAGAGCGAGATTCTTGTGGACGCGGTACAGCGGATACGCAGGCGCAGCGGTCGTGATCGGAGCCGTGGCCTTGTTCATCATCGGGACGCTGGCTGACGAGGCTAGCAACGAGCCGTACGAGCCGCTACAGCAAGGCACGCTCGTGGCGCTGACAGACCCGTTGCCGCAGGGGATACCGCAGCAGATCATCGCTACGCGGTGTAGCACCGACTCAGGATTAGAGCAGATATCAATTAGCAGCAGCTACCAGATGGTCGCTCTACCAGATGGCAGCGAGCCGCCCTTAGACGAAGACGGCAATCCTCCGTACCTGGCGGTCACAGATGACTTTCGAGTTGAGTTCGAGGGACGCACAAACGGCACCGACGCGTTCTGTGACCATCGTAACTTTACACCGTCCAACGGTGAGCGGATGACCGCAGGCTTTTGGGTGTACACCGAGCATTACTTTGCCACGGTGCCTGGAAGCGATCAGGTCATCCATGCGGAGACAGATACATTCGAGGTAACCAACTGATGGCTGAAGATTGGGAAGTCGCGTTCGAGAGGATGCACAGCGACATTCAGTTGCTTCGGTCAGACTTGCAGTCGTACATAGACCGCCGCGAGGCAGTACGCAACGCAGAGAAGCCGGAAGCGGATCGCGCCAAGTTGATCGAACTGGCAACACGAATTGGTGTCGCCGGATTGCTCGCTTTGGAAGGACTGAACAGAGTAGATATCGGAACAGGCGTACCATCGACTACGCAGGCCGGAGCGTTGACAGTTGTCAATCTGGTGCTAGCGGTGTTTTGATGCGCCAGCTATGGAGCAATGAGAGATATGAAGATGGTAGAAGCGGTCGGTCGCAAAGGGCCGGTGCGTTGGGCAGCTTGGCGGGTACTGCGCCACGATAGAGAGATGATCGATGACGTAGCACAGACGGTGGCGATGAAGTACCTCCGGAACCATCCCGCCGAGGAAGAGATGCCGAAGGCGTACTGGACGCTGGCAGGGCAGAGAGTCGCGATCGATATGTCGATCAAAGAGCAGCGGTTCCCACGCAACGCGTTGGACGACGCAGACGAAGAGGAACCACTTAACCGGCGTGTGGCGCGGTTGTCGGATACCTTCAACCTGGATGCCTGGATGACGCTGAGACAGGTCGCCAGCCACGCTGTAGGACGCGAGGCGATAGCGCTGGTGCTGAAGAGGGATAGTGGAGTGGTGCCAACGGGAGTCGAGCGTCAGCGCCTTTACAGAGCGCGTAGGAAGTTGCGCGCCTTGCTTGACAGGTAGAGGACGCGCGCCCATACCGGTACGTGATGACGCACGAGTTCATCCGCGAGTACCTGATAGCCGCTTACCTGGCGGCGCGCACTGAAGCGTTTACGACCGACGACTGGACGAAGACGATGCACATCGAAACCTGTCTCCATTTCATGGAAGGCGACAGCGCGTGGCACAGACAACAGAACAGGTTGATTGATGCCTGACTCACGCGATACGCCGCCCGGTTTGGCCGAGTACGTCCTGTGTATCGCGATCATGGTGGTCGCCTTGGCGTCGCTGGCAGTACTGGCACGCTGATGGATAACCTGGAGGTCGCGCTGAACAGGATGGCGATAGCGATGGCCAAGATCGTTGAGGACGGCAACGCTGCGCTGAAGGCGCTTGACAAGGCTCTGGCACCATACCGAGACGAGTGGTCGGAGATCGTTGAGGTGCTACCACGCTCCGGTGATGACGAGGACAGGGAGATGTACGACGTGTGCTCTTACACGAAGTGCAGTCAACCAACGATGCACCGACACGCCGATCAGCCAGCGATGATGATGCCACGGGAGCCTGACTGATGCCGGAGATCAGCGAGACTGTAGACGACATCACGTCGCCGCAGGATCAGATGATAGCTGAGGGCCACGGCAATCCAGACCACAGGCCTAAGGTCACACTATTGGAGTACACGAGCGAGTTACAGATGATCGTGATCTTTTGTACGTGCGGTGCTGAGGCCTGGTCGAAGGCGATCCATGTGACCCGAAAGGCTTACCACTCTCGTGCGGGATCGGTCAACACGGCAGCGTGGGCGTGGGCGCGGTCACACGCTTGATGTGAGTGTTTGGATGGCTGATGAGTGGACGGCCACCGTAGAGGCCGCTGAGCGCCTGTGCGTGGATTGTGGAGCCTTGTCGATGGTGTGGCTCCGTCCCATACCGTAAGGGACGGCAGGGTAGCAAGCATCAGGATTGGCACGGGCAGCTTGTGGAGTCCCCCTCTTGCCTTGCCGTCCCTTAATTCGGATGATGAACGAGAAAGACAAGTGGCAGCGTCAACTAGACGCGATGGATGAAGAGCAGAGGGCCGATTACTTGGACAGGATAGCTAAGAGCGGCGGACTGAGGCTGCGCATCGATCACCACTTCGCGTTCGAGGTAGCAGCGAGCTTGCTGCTGGCCATCACAGTGATCGCCCTGGCGTCGCTGTTTGGTGTCGGCGGCTACGTTGGCGATATCGCCAACGACTTCTGTGCAGAGTTCGAGAGATGCACTGAGGTGCCGGAACCGTGATCGACATCACACGCAAGCCGATTCGCCATCCTCTCTTCGGCGTCGTGGCTTACGAGTTCGTCGTGATCATCGACGGCGAGTTCGTGTGCCGTGGTGAAGTTACGTCGAGGGTGTGGGACGCGTGGTGGCAGGGATTCGGAGGATGGAGTAAAGCGTGATCATGTACGTCAACGTTGCTACCGCTCGCAAGCTAGTCAAGCACTGGCCTTTTGTTGCCTTGTGGCTTCGACAGGCGAACGCGAGAATGTTGGTGGTAGCGTGAAGCCAGTGCCGCTACGGAGAATGTCGTGAACAGTAAGGTCATCAACTTCAGTTGCTTGCTCTTCCACATTTGGGATTGCGGCGACGACGACTGCGGCTGTACGCATCCTGCGATCATCAAGGTAGAGGCGTACCGACAGGGCGGTCGCACCCTAGTCAGGCAACGTCAGATATGGAAAGGCTCGTACCTGGCAGACGGCCAGTACAGACGCGATGACGAAGAGATGGACAAGAGGACGGCTGAGTACGCGATGCTGCGTAGAATCGCGGTACAGGCCCACAGGGACGGGTACAGAGTCGAGTGGTGGTTGCCGCTGGACGGCACCGAGAGGTGGGAGCCGCGAACCATTGAAGATTGGTAGCCTGTTCAGCGGCATCGGCGGCTTCGACTTAGGCTTCGAGAGAGCAGGCCACGAGACTGTGTGGCAGGTAGAGAAGGAACCGTACAGGCTGGACGTTCTGAGGAACCATTGGCCAGACGTAAGGAGATTCGATGACATCGAAACGTTCGATCCCACCGACGCGGAGCCAGTCGATTGCATTACAGCGGGTTTTCCTTGCCAAGATATTACGATCACCACGGCTGGTCGGCGCGGGATCGAGGGAGAGCGATCCATTCTCTTTTGGGAGATTGCTCGATGCCTGGGCGCAATACAGCCGCGTTGGGTCGTCATTGAAAATGTTGCCGGACTATTCTCTTCAAACGATGGCAGAGATTTCGTCCACGTCACCGCAACGCTTCAGGCGCTTGGGTATGGCGTTAGCTGGAATGTATTTAACAGCAGACACTTTGGAGTTCCACAGAGCCGGAGACGTTTGTTCATTGTCGGACGTGCTAACTTCGGCGTCGAAGGTGCCGGAGCGGTACTGGTTGACTCCGAAGGCGGCGCAGGGACTACAGCGCCGAGCGGAGAAACGCGGAATACCACTGCCGTCCTTAGTGGAAAAGGCGGTCAGGAAGTTGCTGGCACCGTAAGCGGGAAGTGGCTGAAGGGATCAGGTGGGCCGAGCGGCGACGAAGCGTACAACCTGGCGGTGCAGGACGGGCGCGTCAGGAGACTGCTACCAGTCGAGTGCGAGCGGTTGCAGGGTTTCCCCGATGACTGGACACACGGCAGTGATCCCGACCGGTACAAGGCGTTAGGCGACGCCGTGACCGTACCCGTGGCAGAGTACATCGGCCACCGCCTAGCGGGATGGGATGCGTTCAGCTATAACGTAGTAGAATGAGCGCACAAGCTGAGCGGCTAGAGAAGGAATGGAAGGCCTGGTCGTGCGGACACGAAGAGGGCCATCGCAGCGGTGCGCCTTGGTGCGTTGATTGCGTCCTCGCGATGACCAAGCGCATCAAGATTTTGGAGCGCGAACTGCGGTGGTTGGTCAACCCTAATTCTTGGCACGAGATCAAACGGGTACGCAAGATACAGAGGATGGTAAGAAGACGATGACTGATTTCGATCACGGAATACCGATAGGCGGTTTCGATGTCCGCTCGTCAGCGGGTTCTAAGGGCCGACTGTGCGAGGTGGTTGAGATCGTGGTGCATGAAGGCAGCGGCGAGCCGGATGATGTGATAAGGCCGGTGGTCTATTACTTCACTCGCGACGGTCGAGCGCTGGCGCGTCAGGACGATTGGGAACAGGAAGAGTACCGCAAGAGCCGCAAGTGGGGTAAGAACTACGAAGGGAGAGGCGAATGAGTACACCGGAAGCACGGGTGACGGACGCCGACATTCTGCAAGAGGCGTTCAAGGACTACATCGATCCGTCGAAGCCGCTCAGCGGTCGGCTGATCTGTGGGCCGGACTCGATCAAGGAGATCGTGACGAGATGCGGCGGCTGGCCACCGGACTCACTGACCGACATCATCACGGTCGTGCCGAGCATCGAGGGCGCACTGGCGCTGAACGAAGCGGGTAAGCTGCTACGACCGCCAGCCCTGGCGGGGCCGGATGCCTGATTCCCTCACAGACAAGTGGCAGTCGATGGCCGACGCGCGAGAGCTGTGGCCGGGACTTTCACAAGCGACCATCGACGCGATGGTCGGCCACGCGGTACACATCGATGACGGTGTGACCTACATCAGTCGGATGAAGATGCCGGAGCCGTTCATGCCGCATTGGTTGGAGCCGAGCGACGATGTGATGTTGTGTCCTTACGACGATTGTCTCGAACCGATGCAGTGGCGCGATGTGGATACACGCCGTCCGGCCAACTCGAAGCCGTACGAGCATGATGCGTACAGGAGCACCAGCGGCGAGTATCCCGATGCCTGGGCAGGGCCGAGGAACGCCGATGTGCGGATCGACTACCAAGGCAACATCAAGACGTTGATTGGTACGCCAGTCGCGATGCAGTGCGAAGACTGCGGACGGTACAGCGCGATCTTGCGCCGCGACAAGCTGCACGAGACCAGCCTGTTGACCTTGTCAACAAAGTGGAGCGGCACACCTAGCGATAAGCTCACGTCGCTGATCGTCAGAGCTTTGGAGTGCGAGCGCGTGGACTGTACGTGCTTAGACGAGAAGGAGTCGAAATGAACTATTGGGTTAGGGAGCATCCACCTGGCGCGCACGACAACGAAGTCGAGCACTGGAAACTCTTAGGCGGTGAGAACGCTTGCAACCAGATTCCAGAGCCGATGAAGTTCCCGACGTGGGATATGGCGCAGTCGATGGCGAACGCGCTGGCCAACAACGAGCCAACCGATTACCAGAGGTTGAACCACGAAGGCGACGCCGCCTATCACTTGAAGAGGGAAGGCACCAAGGGAGCCAAGGCGCTAGAGGCGTGGCGCACGTTCCGCTCTGGATGTTCGGACACCAAGACGCTTCAGTTGATGAAGCAGATCGAGAAAGCGTTAGGGATGAACGATGAACCCGATTGACCCGCCTGTAGAAGATCGACCAGACTTGACGGTGCGCTTCGCTGAGAACCAAGACGAGTACAGGACGCTACCAGCCGTTCCGTTGGAAGATGGCAGTGTGTATAGCCGGTGGTCGTTAGACGACGTTGAGCGCGGCCTGGTGGCCGCAGGCGCGTCGATAGAGCTTTGGGTGAGCGTGGGCAAGGGCAATCCGATGGTGCCGGTGCTCTTGCGGGTAGAGCCGAATCTATCACGGGTGCCGAAGCTAACTGACGCTTGACAAGAACTGGTGAAGGTCTGATAATCACATCAGATGAAGAACACCAAGGCACTCACCACAAGGATCGGAAGCAAGATGGTAGCAGCTTCCACGATTACACAACTGATCAGCGGATTCATCGCCCTGATCTAAAGGAGCTAGGAAATGGACACTCTGCACGTAGAGATCACGCGGATCGCACCAAGAGACAACGATATGGTGGGCATCACGCTTCGCCAAGAGAACCGCCGCCTTTGGACAGAGGTCGCGCGGTGTAACGCCACGGAAGCTCTGAACGTTGGAGACCGCGTACGCTTCGACGGCGAGACCACCGGCATCAGCCGCGACGGTGGGATGACGTTCTTCCACACCACGCACATCAACGGCAGTGAGCTTCGCGATCCCGACGCGATCGGTACGTTGCTCGACAACGTGGTCGGCACCTACACGATCGTTCGCCAAGTTCAGTTCAGCCCTACTCGCCGGACGTTCAAGATCGGGCCAGTCATCTCTGAGGCGCAGAGCTTGAACTGGATCGGCAACGCTAACCTGGCGGGCCAGCGCAGCATCAAGTTGCTGGTCGGGCCAGACAACGAGACCAGCTTCCAGAGCGTCGCCTACACGCGTCCTAACAGCAACCAAGTGATCCTGAAGCGCGCGTACCGGAACGACACGACGATGGTGCAGGCTCTGTCAGCGTTGCTGGCTCAAGACCGCACCGAGATGCGCGCGATGGGTTACGCCTACGCTTTGGAGTCAGGCAACTGCTACATCTGCGGTCGCACGCTGACGGTACCCGCCAGCATCCTCGCTGGTGTCGGGCCGACTTGCGCTGGCAACTACGGCATCCCGTACGGTCAAGAGGCTGACCGCATCGCAACGAGCGCAGCCGTCACCGCGAACTTGAACGCAGGATGCGACGTACACGCGATCAGCAACTGTGGCGTGTGCGACCTGACGCGCGTGGTTGAGGCTAGGGCGCGTGGTGAGGATGCACAGGCCGTTGGGTACGGTGGCGATGTCGCGAAACTGGTCAGCGCCAACCGTGACGCCGTAGAGAGGATGTAGACACGAGGGTGTGAACCAGACCATACAGGGCCGGAGCCGATAACGCTCCGGCCCTTTTCCTTTGCCCGTCTCGCGTCGAAACTAGGACGTGGAATACGAAGATTTTGAGGATGCCGCTGTCGATGGCGTCCGTATACGTTTAGACGCGGTGCTAGAACAGCCGATCAAAGACGGTCAGGTTGCCGTGGTCGAGATGGACTTCACAGGCGTTGACGATTACGAACCGGTGCTGGCTGAGGTACACCGAGTGCTGAAGGCTGAAGGCCGCGTCGTGATGCACCCGCCGATGGTACCGGCTGGCTTCACACAGGGCTGGTCGCTAGTCCACGCTGACAGCGAGTACGCGGTGCTAGAGAAGCTAGCCGACTCCGTAGCCAGCGGCACCATCTATACTCGCAAGATCGACAAGAAGATGATCGAGTACCGCGAGGCCTGGGCGCACGAGCTAGAAGTCGGTCAGCACTGTGGCAAGTGCCAGTTCTTCCAGAACGAAGACGAGTGCGACCTGGTGTCCGGCACCATCGAAGCCGACGATTACTGTATGCTTTTCCGTCCGACCGGCGCGGTCAGCAAGGCGGACGGCTACGAGATCGATCCGCAAGTGTGGGGCATCGACGGATGCGCACCAGACGCACTGAGCAAGGCGTCAGCCGACCGTAACCGCTTCACGTTTACGGTAGTGTACAAAGCGACCAACCACGAGTCCTCGCCTGAGACAGACGCTCACAACGAGTTCGCCACAGCCGATGAGCTACGCGACGCGACGTGGAAGCACGTCAAGAGCGGCGACCGCTCGATTTTCATTCAGCACGGTCAGTCGGTGTTCGGATTCCGCAAGGCCGGTGAGTGGGTTGAGCTTGTCACCTGGCCGCAGGAAGCGACGTTCGATTTCAAGAACGCAGACGACACTTTGATCAAGCGTACGATCCCGGCCAACTCCATCTATATGGGCGTCCAGTGGAACGAGTGGGCGTGGCCGTTGGTCAAGGCTGGCAAGATTCGAGGACTGTCGTTCGGCGGCAGGGCAAAGAGAGTACCAGCATGAACAAAGCAAGCGGCGGGAACACGACTGGATTCTTCTCGCGGCGACCGATGCGCGGTTTGGCAGACATCCTCTGGAAAGAAACGAGTGGTGTAGATCATCCGGCTAATGAAGAGGAAGGCTGGATTGAATTGGTGAAAGGAGCAACGGGAGTGGCAGATAAGCTCGACGCTGAGGCTCTAGACGCGTTGATGAAGAGTTCTGACGAGAACGTTGAGAAGAACGCGGGTTTGGCTCGCGCTCTTTCCAGCGCCAATCTCGCCAAGGCTCCGGCGTCAGTCAAGAGCGCTGCGGCGAAGGTCGCTGAGTGGTTGAAGTCGGAAGGCTTCACCAAGGACGACGAACCGGCTCAGAAGTCGGGACTGATCGCTCGCCTGGGGCGGATGATCAAACTCTTCGGTGACAAGGAAGCCGAGGCACAGGAAGAGTACGTCACAGCGAAGGCGATGGAAGCGCACTGGCCTGACTTCGTTGAAGAGGTCGGCGTGATCGTCAAATCGAAGGCGACCAAGGCCGAGAAGAAAGACGGCTTCCAGTCGGCGGTGTCTAAGCTGGCCAGCAGCTTCAAGGAGAGCGTCAAGGCGCTCAACAAGGAGTACGAGGGCAAGTTGGCTGAGGCAGCGGCGGCGAGCGCTGAGAGCGCTTAGAACGAACCACAGCACCAACCTAGCCTAGAGAAACAACGGGAAGGAAAGGACAGCGATGAAGTTCGAGGAAATGCTGAAAGAGCTTTCTGCATCGTTCAGCGACGCCCTGAACAAGAAGGGCGACGACGACGACGATGGGGACAAGTCCGGCGCAGGCATCTCGAAAGAGACGGCGGACAAGATCGTCAAAGGCCTAGAGGACTTCGGTACGCGAATGACCGCGATCGAAAAGCTCTTGGTTCCGGCTGACGAGGCGACCGACACCAAACCTGGCGAGATCGTCGCGAAGATGGCCGAGGTCATCGTTGACGGCGAGACCAACCGCGAGGCTCTGGACAAGACCATCGACCGCCTTGCGGTGATGGAGAAGGCTTTCGGCATCCGCCAGTCACGCGGCGATGACGACGAGCAGGACGGCGACAAGGGCGACAAGAAGCTCGAAAAGAGCAGGGTCGGCTCCGGCATCTTCGACAGTGCGGTCAAGCGGATGCGCACAGGCGGCAAAGTCCGACTGACCTAGTCAGTCACCAAATTCTCTGAAGGGAGATCACGTTTAATGATTAACAACAAAGACTTGCTTGCCAAGGCGACGATGGACACGACCGACTTCGGTGGTGCCGGTGAAGCGCCGTTGGCGATTGAGCAGATCGATGAGTTCCTGCGGATCGCGATCACACCGCAGGATATGCTCTCTGACGTGCGCACGATCAAGAACAACGCACCGCAGTGGCAGGAATCGAAGATCGAGTTCGGCAACCGCATCATGCACGCCGGTACTGAGGCCACGCGTCTCGTAGACGGCGACCGCGAGGCGGGTTCGACTGGCCTGGTCGAGATGAACAGCGTCTTGATCCGTGGTGAGGTTCCGATTTCCGATGAGGTCTTCGAGGATCAAGTCGAACAGCAGGGGTTCGGCGACACGATAATGACGATGATCGCCGAGGCCGCTGGCCGCGACATCGAAGAGCTTTTCATCGCAGGCGACGAGAACAGTGGTGACACGTTCCTCGCCCTGGCGGATGGATGGATCGTGCTGGCACAGGGCGCAGGCGGCAACGTTTTCGACGCCACAGCCAACGGTCAGGACTATCAGGCCACGTTCAAGCGCTTGCTCGTGGACATCCCCGATCGGTTCAAGCGCGATATGGCCAACATGAGGTACTACGCACCTCGCCGTTTGGTCGAGACGTACCGCGACAAGCTGGCCGCTCGTGGCACGCCGTTGGGCGACCTGTCGCTGGTCGGCGTCAACGAGCTTCGGTACCAAGGCATCTTGATCAAGGGAGTCGCGAACTTCCCGATCACAGCCGGATCACCGGACACCGCACAGGTTCTCTTGACCCACAAGAGCAACCTGTACGCCGGATTCCAGCGGATGATCAAGATGGAGACGTACCGCGATCCTCGTGAGGGCGTGACGAGCTTCATCCTGAACAGTCGTGTTGCTCCGGCACTTGCCGTTCCGGAGGCGACCGCAATCGCCACCAACGTCAACGTGGAGCCATAGAGGTACGGCTAAGGTTATAGGTGCGCCGGTAGTTTGATCTCCTTCGGCTACCGGCGCACCGATCACCACAATCAGCAAACAACCAAACGGACTGGCGACCTTTAGGGGTCAGCCGAGAAACAGGCACCATAACGGTGCGGCTCGAAAGGAGCACAGAAAATGAGTAAGGCACTGACCTTCGACTTCGGTCGAGGTTTTGCACGTTTGAACAACCTCCGCGCTCTGCTGAACGACGTAGGCGAACGAGCGGTCGGCATCATGCGCGTCGAAGAGGATGTCGTTGACGGCGACACAGTTACCATCGGCACTGACGTGTTCGAGGTCGATATCATCGACACCGACACGGCGCAGGAAGTCGAACAAGTCGGCGGCATGACTGACGACCAGACGTTCATCCTGGCGGACGTTGGCGTTTGGGCGATCCCTGTCCTCGTGGGTGACATCCTTGAAGTCGAGACGGAGTGGTTGCTTGTCACAGCGATTCAGAACATCGGAGCCGCTGCTGAGAACGCACGGTTCACGGTCATCCGTGGTTGGGCAGGCACGACAGCCGCAACACACGTTGACACGACCACGATCAACCAGTCGAACGCTCGACCGGTTGACAGGATCAGCGTCCCGACAAACGCTGCCGGTCTCACAGCAGCGCTCTTCACTGACGCGCTTGCGGCGATCATCAACGATGGAGCGATCAGCGCCGTCGATGGCGTGACCAATCCCGCGCGGTTCATTCAGTCCGATCAGGCTGGACTGGTCACCGCCTTGGGCCGCAACGACAACGACCTGGTGATCGCAGCTAGGGCGATCGGTGTGCTGGCTTTGGCCACGACCGAGACGTTCAATGGAGCGACCAACGTCTTCGATGCAGTGGCGCTGGCTGGCGGTGCCGATCCGGTGTCGCGTCAGATCGTCGCGCTCACGCGTGTGCCGACAGCGGCAGAGGTCACGGCGGCAGAGATGATCTTCCCGGTGGACTTCACTCCGGTGTTCGTCCACGTACAGGTCAAGGTCACCGCGACTGGCATCCAGAAGGAAACTGCCGCAGCGAACGCGACTCAGCTATGGGGCGGCGCGACCACAGTGATCGCCGGTTCCGGCGATTTCCCCGACGCCATCTTGCTCGAAAATGGTGGCACTATCGATTGGGCCACGACCGACACCATTCACATCCTCGCAATCGGATAAGCCGTCCGGTCATACTCGAAAGGAGATAGACAACGATGGCACAGAAGTACGAACTAGAGGTCAGCGACAAGCTGAACCGGTGGGGCTACGATAAGCACCGGTTTCAACCCGGCCTTTACATTGTCGAAGATGCCGCGTTGGTCGCAGCGGCGCGGCGCGTGGTCTTCGGTGTTCAAGTCCGGAAGATCACCGACGACGAAGCTACGGAGCGTGAGACCGTACTGTACGAAGCCAGTGCGAACGCACGACAGCACGGCAAGGGATTTGAGTGTCGGTACAAGGACTTGGCACAACGCGGCGTGCCGGGATTCGAGTGTACGATGTGGGCGCTTGGCACGCCTGGTACTCGCGACGCTCACGAGTTGAGGGCGCACGGTCAGGTGTTTGACCCGCAGGACTTCCCTGAACCGGAACTAGAGATACCGGAAGAGTTGGGCGAGCTTGTTGCTGACAACAGCAAGGGAGAGGCTGAAGACGATGGTGCTGAGGACTCAGCCACGACCAGTGATACCGGCGCGGACGCCGCCACCGAGACCGTCGTATCACCCGACGATGCTGATGCAGACGGTGGCGCTGGTGATGGGGATGATGAAGAAGCCGAGAGCGCTGCTGACGCACTCTCTGAGCGGGAAGCCGCTGAAGACTACGACAAGCCGTTTGAAGGGCGTGAGTCTCCGAACGCAAAAACCGGGACGATGACAACCGACGATCTGCCAGCCCCTAAGAAAAAGGGCAAGCGCGGACGCCGGTCGCGGAAGGCTAGCTCGTAATGCTCCGCGTTTACGAACTTGAAGTCACGACCGACGCCGATGGCGACGGCACCGCGACCAAGGGAATCCCGTGGGGCAAGTTCATCGGCTTTGCGGTTAACTACGATGCAACGTCTCCGGCAGGGACTGACTTGACGCTAGACTGCGTGATGCCAGCGCCGTCAGGCACACGCAACCTGGTCACGTTGACCGATGTCAACACAGACGTTGGGATCAAGCAAGTGAAGTCCCTTGTTCAAGACGAAGGCGGCACCGACATTTCCGGCACACTCACAGACGGTGAGTTCGACTACAACTTGGTCGGTGGTCATTTGCTACTCACGATCGATCAAGGCGGCGACTCGAAAGTTGTGTCGATAACTGTGATCATCGATAGCGAAGACGGATTCTAGACGATGGCACTCGCCACGATCGAAGACATCAAGCGGCTGCTGAAACGCCATAGCGATGAGGGCGATCCTTTCGAGGACGATCTTGTCAAGGCGCTGGCGGCTGCTGAGGCGTGGTGGGCGAACGCTACCGGCACCAACTATGACGCGAGCGGTACCGTTACGGAGACGTTCTACAACGTCCGCGATGACGAGACGCTTTGGCTGAAGAACCGATCGCCGTCCGCTGTCGTTGTGACGCTGTTCTACGCGTCCGGCAGCATCGGCGAATCGCTGATAGCAGACACCAACTACGCGATCGAGACAGATCGGTGGGGCGATACACGTATCCGGCTGATCCGCATCACGACCGCTGATGTGGTGGGGCTGTCAGGCGCACAGGTCAGAACGCGTGCGCGTCAGGCCGCTCGTGTTGAGGTCGCTTACACGCCTAACGCAGCGGCGGTACCAGCGGACGTGCGCGATGCTGTCGCCGCGATCGCAGCTTTCAAGTACACACGGAGTACGACTGACGCGAGCAACTTGAAGAGCGAGCGTTTGGGATCGTACAGCTACACGATTAACAGTGATGACGAGCAGTCTGAGGACTTCCCGTCCAGTGCGCAGAGCGCGGTTCAACAGCACCGACGCTATGCGATAAGGAGCACCTAATGGTAAGAACCCTGATCGCATCGACCAAGCTGTCGATCGCCGGTATCGCCACGACGCTCGCCGCCGCTCACACCGATGGGAATATGTTCGACAACTCAGGCCGGACATTCGTCGTTGTGAACAACGCCGACGTAGCCGCGAAGACATTCACTTTCCAGACGCCACGAACAGAGGGCGGTAACCTGGTGGACGAGTTGATCATTAGCGTCGCCGCGACAACTGAACGGTTGATCGGGCCGTTCCCACCGGCCACGTACAACCAAGTCGGCGGTGCAGATGCCGGTCGAGTTTACATCGATTTCGAGGACTTCGCTGACGCCACACTCGCAGTCTTCGAGCCATAGACCGGTAAACCCAAAGGAGTGAGAGAGCATGGTCAGAGCAAATACAGTAGCCACTGGATTGTCGAAGAGCGGGATAGCGACAACGCTCGCGGCAGCAGACACCGATGGGAATATGTTCATCAACACCGGTCGGACGTTCATTATCGTGAACAACGCTGATGTGGCGGCGAAGACGGTAACGTTCCAGACGCCGTTAGAGGTTGACGGACAGGGGATCGCCGATAAGGTTGTCTCCGTTCCAGCGACAACTGAACGGTTGATCGGGCCGTTCCCGCCTGACCTCTACAACCAGAACAGCGGTGCCGACATCGGCAAGGTGTACGTTGATTGGGAAGACTTCGCCGACGCAACGATAGCAGTGTTCGAGCCGCCGTCGAGGTAGACTGAGATGACCTTCGAGAACCTTCTAATCCACACGGCATACGTCAGGTCGGTTGACCAGTCGATTGATCCGTTCGGTGGCACGGTTGAGTCCGAGCAACCGGAGCGGGCGGTACGTTGCCGCCTGGACACGCCGAGTGGCGAAGGTGAGAGGTCAACGAACAGTCTCAGCGATACGCTGTTCTTACAGTTCAGGATTTTCGTTGGCGCGGACGCTAACCTGGTGGAAGGTGATCACATCGACAGGATCGAAGATAGTTCCGGCTCTGTGATAGGGAAAGACATCGATGTGTTGCACGTCAAACGTCAGGACGGCTTGATAGGCAGACACCACTACGAAGTGATGGCACAGTCGTTTGTCGAGACGAGTACGGTCTGATGCCAGTTGTACAGCCGCTAGGCGGTGGCGTGATCATCCGATGGGATGGCGGCAAGAGATCGCGTGAGGTCACACGAGCGTGTGAGCGTGCGACGCTGGCGATTGCTGAGCACGCCGCCAGTGAAGCGAAGATACGCGTTCACCGGATCACCGGTACACTGTCACGCTCGATCCACACGTTCGATGAAGAGTACCGAGGACAGGGCGATGAAGCCGTGGCAAAGGACGGCGAAGTCCAAGGACTGCGCGCCGCCAACGTCAAAGGCGGTGTCGTCACGGTGTTGGTCGGCTCGCTGATCAGTTACGCCAAATACGAAGAAAGACTTCACCCGTTTATGAAGCCAGCGTTCGATGTTGCGATCGAGGGCGCAGGCGCGAGATTCAGGATGGCGCTGGCGCAAGAAGGGATCACCTGATGGTGTTGGTCGCACCAGCACTGCCGAGCGTCGCAGAGGTCGTCAAGAGGTTGCTTGAAGCACAGGCACCTGGCGAGCTAGCGGAAGGTGGAATCGTTGTCGGGCCGACTACCCGTGATCAACAGAAGGCCGGAAGCATCTCGATTTCACAGTCTCCGTTATCAGCACCGGAGCGGTACACCTTGACGATTCGTGCGAACGTTGACATCATCTGTCAGCATCCGAGCGTGTACGAGTGCGACAAGATGCAGAGATGGGTGCGACAGATACTGCACCAGCGCGGACGCACGAAGGTGACAACCGTGAGCGATGGCGCAACGTACCTCTTGCATTTCTCAAACATCATTAGTGGGCCGCATGAAGGAATCGCGGACGATACTGACGACATCAGGGAGCAACTTTTAGTCGCCGACGTGCTGGTCGGTACAGGCGACGCCAGTTAAAGGAGATTGGAGATGAAACTGACGTTGATCGCGCCTAACGCTTCGTTCACTGAAGGCGGCACGAGTTGGGTGTCGGGCCAGACACGCGAAGTGTCAGAGGCGGTTGGGAAGAAGTTGATCGAGGCACGACCGGAGATTTGGTCAACTGACGGCAAGGGACACGTCGCTCCACCGGTTGCAGAACAGGTGGCGTCTCCGGTCGAACCGAACAAGACGCCGGAAGCGCTGGCAGCGAAAAAGAAGCCGAATCTTGCGACGCCGCCGAAGGCTTACAAGCCACCGCCGAAAGACGAGACACCAGACGAGACACCAGACGAGCCAGAACCGCATAAGCGTGGCTCACGACCAACCAAGTAGGTACGCATAGTCGGTCAGGCTCCACAGGGCCAGACCAAAGGAGATAGACGATGGCAGTAGCACCATTCGAGATCGTCGCAGGGCCAGCCGAGGTTTTCTACGGGCCGGTCGGCGAAGCGTTTCCATCGATCACGACCGATCCACCTGGCGGAAACTGGCTGAGTTTCGGGCGGACTGAGGGCGGCGTGGTCACGGCTTACGAGCAGAACATCAACTTGATTCGAGTCAATCAGGTCACTGGCCCTTTGAAGGCCATCCGAGTTGACGAGGCTCTGCACGTCACGTTCTCGCTCGCCGAGATCACAGTCGAGCGGTACGCCATGATCCTCAACTCGCAGACTGTCGATCTCACCGGCAACACGCGGGCGTTCCCGCTTGGCTCCGGTGACGAAGTGCAGCAGAAGGCGATCCTGGTTCGAGGCCCGTCGCCGCACTACAACGGCTTCGCGCAGCTTCAGCTTTACAGGTGCGTACAGGTCGGCAACCCGTCGCCGGAGTACACGCGAGAAGACAAGTCGATTCTCGATGTGGACTGGCAGTGCATGGAAGACTCTTCGGTCTCCACGCCGGAAGGCCGCTTCGGAGATTACCTGGCGCAAGACTCGGCGTAGCATAGTGGAAGATAACGCAGTTCAGGCCGTAGTCGGACGGGCAGGGGCAGCACTGCGGGATGCGGCGAAGCGTCATAAGCAATTAAGCCGGACGCATCGCCACATCAGTGCAGACTTATTGGATGAACGTCGTGTCCTGATCGAGAAGTGCGAAGAGATGGGCATCAGATATGTCGAAGAACCGGAAGCTCCGGTGACACGGCAAAGTCAAGTCGAAGGCCATAGCTTGAAAGGAGCAGAGGCAGATGACGGACAAGGCAACGGAGACTAGCAAGACGTACGGTGACGAGGCGTCACCTGGCGCAACGGTCGAGCCACAGGTGGACAAGGAGCACGATCCGATCTTCTCGGTATCCACGGCGGTACAACCGCTTATCCCGTTCGGCGTTGATGACACGCTGTACCACCTGAAGACGATCGACCACCTGACGCCTGACGAAGAGGCAGCACTGCGGCGGATGTTCCGCGTGTACGTGCAGCTTAACGACAAGTTCCCGAAGTCGCGGACGCACATGGAAGCCAACAAGATTCAGGGCCGACTTGCGGACGTGACGGCGGACATTGTTTGCCACATGAGTGATGTTCCGAGGGACATCACCGACCTGCTGCCGAAGAGCGCACGGATCAAGATCATCAGTGAGATGCAGCCGGACGCGATGCAGGACGACGCCGATACGCTGAGCGACGCCGAGCTTGGCCTAATCTAAAGGCATCGAGCCGTGGCCAGAAGGATGATCGTCAGGACTAAGGCCGAGTACCGGCGTGCCGCCGAGTACCGTGCTGCGTTTCCGACGATCTCCTTCTGGTACGGCATCGGGCCAGCCGAACTAGCAAGGACGCCAAATAACGTGATCAGGATGTACTTGGATGCGCTACCTTCGCTGATAGCGCAATACCAGCACACTATGGTCGAGGTCGCGTTGGCTCCGCACATGAAGAAGGAAGGCTTCAGATCAACAGTGCGGAGGATGGCGGCATCAGCGAACCGGCTGTGGAAGGCGATCCCGTTGCCGACACAGAAGAAGAAGGAAAAGCCGAAGCTCACTGCGGGTGAGTTCAAGAGCCAGATGGCGGCGTTTGGTTTTGGAGTAACGGTTATTCCGCGAGACGATCCACCATCGCCTGTAGAGGCGAAGCTGCCTGAGGATTTCGGAGACAAGAATGTCTAGCTCGCTAGGCACGATGAAGTTCAAAGTCCTGACGGACATCAAAGGCTATCAAGCTGGCCTGATGAGAGCCGAAGGGATGGCGAAGAAGTCAGGAGCGAGGATCGGTAAGATCTTCAAGATGGCCGGGATCGGCGCTGGCATCGCCCTGGGCGCGATCGGTGTGGCATCAATCAAAGCGTTCGCAGATTTTGATGGGGCGATGACGCAATCGTTGGCGATCATGGATGACGTTTCCGATGAGATGCGCAAGATCATGTCGGACACTGCGCGTGATGTGGCGCTGAGCACAACGTTCTCAGCAACGCAAGCCGCCGAATCGTATTTCTTCTTGGCATCAGCAGGCCTGGACGCCGCGACCAGTGTCGCCGCGTTGCCGAAGGTGGCAGCGTTCGCACAGGCCGGAATGTTCGATATGGCGCTGGCCACCGACTTGCTGACGGACGCACAGTCCGCACTCGGTCTCGTAACCGGTGACACGGCTCAGGACATCGAGAACATGGTGAGGGTGTCCGATGTGCTGGTTAAGGCGAACACCTTGGCCAACGCTACCGTCGAACAGTTCTCCACATCCCTGACCCGCGAGGCGGGTGCCGCGATGAAGAGCTTCAACATCGATATCGAGGAAGGCGTCGCCGTCCTTGCCGCGTTTGCTGATCAGGGTGTCAAAGGAGAGATCGCGGGTACAGGCTTGGCGCGCATCCTGCGGCTGATGACCGCAGGGGCAGAGAACAACAAAGAGGCGTACACCGAATTAGGGGTTGCTGTCTTTGACAGCAGCGGCAATATCCGCAACATGGCTGACATCATCGAAGACTTGGAAGTTGCTTTGGGTGATATGTCGGATCAACAGCGTGTAGCGGCTCTTCAAGCCTTGGGATTCTCCGCACGAGTTCAGGGTGTTCTCCTTCCTTTGCTTGGCACGTCGCAGGCCATCCGCGATTACGAGTCTGGCTTGCGTGAGGCCGGTAACACCACGCAAACTGTGGCCGAGAAGCAACTGAAAACGTTCAACGCTCAGGTTCAGTTGTTGCAGAGTGCGATCCAAGACTTGTTTATCGAGATCGGGATGGCGCTTACGCCGGAGTTGCAAAAGCTGGTCATGATACTGCGCGAGGATGTGATACCGGTGATCCGCGCTGAGCTACCTGGCGCGATCGATACGGTCAGCAAGATCATCGAAGAGGACTTGGTGCCGGTGATTGTTGAGCTAGCGAAGAACTTCGGCGCTGGCATCGAAGTGATCATTGACTTTATCAAGTGGCTTGATGAGTTGGGATTGCTGATGCCGATCGTGATCATAGCGGTCGTCGCGTTGGGTATCGCCATCGCATCGTCGTTAGGCCCGATCACACTTTCGATCCTCGCGATCGTTGAGTTGATCTTGGTCATCGGCATCATAAAAAGGAATTGGGATTTCCTGACGTTGACGATCAACAACTTCTTGGCGAAAGCTGAGCAAGTGCCGGTGGTAGGTAAGATGCTGACGATCATGTTTAAGTCTGTTGAACTTAGAATCAAAGGCACGATCGGGATGTTCAGGAACTTTATCAAAGTCGTAACCGGGATGGTGTCGTTGGTTAAGAACTTGATCAAAGGTGATTGGAGCGCAGCCTGGGACGACGCTAAGCAGATCGCAACTGACGCACTGCAAGGGTTGCTCGATTGGCTGAAGACTACGTTCCTTGCGGTGCCGATTGCGATTGGCGCTGAGTTTGCATCGTTGTTGCTGACTCCATTGATCCAAGCTCTGAAGGGTTTGAATGTGATAGTTGGCGCGTTCAGCGGCTTGCTTGGCAAGGTCGGCATCAATGTCGGCGATCTCAGCGGCGCGATCCGAGACCTAGAGGCTTTGCAGAACAGAGTTGCATCAAACTCTGGCGCCATGTTCACAAAACTTGAAGAAAGTGCAAGCGGTTCGGTTGCTTCAGGATTTTCGGCAAGAACCCACTTTCAGCGGATCGTGGATGCGATGAATGATACTGTCGCTCTCGTACGCAGCGAGCACTCGGTGGTCGATTCGTTCGAGGATTTGGGCAGCGATTACGGCACTGCGGTCGGTGACGGTGCTGAAGAGGCCATTGAGTTGACCTTCGGCGATTTTGGCGCGCTGATGTTGAAGAAGATGCACGACATTGGACTGATAGAAGAGTTCGGCGCGGTCGGCGGTGCGCTTATGATCGCGCTCGAAGAAGCGATGACCGAACAGAGCACGTCAACAATCGAAGCGTTGGCCACACAAGCCGGTGCGATGGTAGAGGCGATCAACGAGACGTTCGAGGGCGAAGACGCGTTCAGGATGGTCAACGAATTGATGGTCGCCCTGGCGGTGGTTACAGGGTCGGACGGTCAATCTGGATTGGGTGCGTTGGCTGTGATGGTCGGCGAGATCAGCGACAAGATCGATGAGGCTAACGAGGTTAGTGAAGAGATGGAGCGGACTGCGTTCACGCTCGAACAGGCGATGGAGTTTACGGCACGCGGGATGGATAGCGCGGCGGCGGCAATTCATCGGTACATCGAAGGTGCCATGACTGTTCAACAGGTGCAGTCTGAAGTTTTTAACGCGATGATGGTCAAGAATCAAGAGTGGGTTGAGAGCACTGAGCAGATCGGTGAAGCCGGTGTGCGGATTATGCAGCAGTTGGAGAACGCTATCGTTGATGGTGGCGCGAATTCAGTTGCCGCTTTGTCGAAATCTGCGACTGCCCTTATAGGTGTGATGAACGATACGCTGAGTCCAGATATCTCGGCATCACTTGGCGCAGCGCTGATGGCGGCGTTGACTACCGCGCTAGTGACCGGTGGCAACGCTGCGATTCAGGCGGTTCACGACATAATGCAGGCGATCAACGATACGATAGAGATCGCTACTTCAGACGCAGTTCATTTGCTCGATCAGTTCACCGTAGATATGGAAGCTATTTTCCATGACAATCAGTTGAAGGCTTCGATCGGTGCGAGCGGCTTCAACTTGATGGCGGCTTTGACTAACGCGTTGGCGGAAGGAACGCAGACGAGTTTGGATGTGGTCACGATCGGCACCAACTCGATCATGTTGGCGATGCAAGATCAACTGTCGCCGAAGCTGGCCGAGAAACTAGGCGAGCGATTGATGGAAGCATTGGCGCTGGCCTTAGAGGATGGCGGTGCGGAAGCGGTGGATGCGGTCAACACTGTGCTTGGTGAGATCAACGCCGCGTTGGTCAAGGCCAACTTGCCGGATATCATCGAAGAGGTGATTGTGGAGCCGGTTGAAAAGGCGACCAGCAAGGTCAAAGATGCGCTTGACGAAACGGTCGATGTCTTCGAGGCGTTTGGCAAAACGATGAGCGAACTGATCCGCGAGATGAATCTTCAAGAGCAAGTCGGAGAGCTAGGTTCGAGCATTATCCTCGCGCTCGAAGAAGCGATGTCAGAAAAAACACAGTCTGCCGTTGACGCGTTGGGCGATGACGTGATCGCGTTGATGCGAGAGTTGGAAAAGGAACTTCCGCGCGAGGCAGATGCGTTAGGCGCTAGCTTGATGGCAGCGTTGAACGCGGCATTGGACGGCGGCGGTGCCGCTGCGATCGCTACACTGACGAGCTTGCTGGATCAGATCGACGCTTTGATAGAGGCGGCGAAAGAACCAGAACCTGCGGATGATGAAGAGGACGCCGAGTTCGATCCGTTCAACGTAGGCGGCGGCGCGGGAGCGTTCGTCGCTGGCTCGATGTCGCTCCTGGGCGACAACCCATATGACATCGGTAACACGCACCGGGTGACGTTGGGTCTGGCGCTAGGCAACGTCAACTATCAGGGCTGGAATTGGGATCAGGTTGTGGACGCGCTGAACTTCAGGGCCGGAGTCGTTGGCACAGGCCCGTTGATGGACGTGTTTTCGCAGCGACCTGGCGGCGCAGCGTTGCTGAACGTGATACGGCAACTGTCCGATCCGTCACTTCAGTTTGCTAGCGGTGGATCATTCGTCACGTCAGGAGCGACAGCGTTCATGGCTGGCGAAGGGATGGAAGACGAGTTGGTTGAGGTCACACCGCTGTCGCAGGCTGGCGGCAAGACTATGGTGTTCGACTTCAGCAACGCTCAGTTCACCGGCTCTTTGGATCAGAACAAGAAGATCATGCAAGAGGCTGTGGAGATGGCGTTGGAGGAACAACTAGGGATGGATGCTGACAGGTGGGATGTTGAGGTTAGAGGTTAGATGTCATCTACAACCGGCTGGAAGTACGCAGCGTTAACATCAGTAGAGCCTGGAATCCTGTTCACTGGCGGCATTGTTCCGTGGATCAATCACTCGTTCGTAAAAGCTGAGGACGGCAATCCCGCCGAATCGTTCGGCGACGCGAGCGTGCAGTTCAAGTATTCAAAAGGATTGAAGCTGACGGACTTCGGGTTCGGCATACCGGCTGATGTCATAGTGAAAAAAATATCCATTCAGCGTCGCCGCCGCATAACTATCGGTGTCGAAGACTCGGCAAAGGATTTAGGACTCCATGTGGTGTCAGGCAGTTCGGTGTCGTCCAACCTGGTCGATACCATGTTCACCGCTCATAGATTGTTCCACTTGGCGTGGGGTACGATGGTGACCCATACCTCCGCTCCCGGTGGTGACTTCGGCAGCTTGACGCCAGCGATGCTGAACGATTCGGCGTTCGGCGTCGAACTGCAAGTGCAGTACACAGATATCTCTTTGACGGAAGTCGAAGTTGACTACATCAAGCTGAACGTAGAGTACAACCTTCCACCGTACTCAACGACGCAGATCAATTCACACCAAGCTCGTCCTAACGACGCCGAAGCGCCGACTACAACTCTGACGCCTACGTTCACTGGTTTGCAGCAAGATCAAGATGGCGACGACATCGATCAAGTTCAGTTGGTCGTGGAACGTGCAAGTGATCAACAAGTCTTTTGGGACACGACACGCGCGGAGTCTGGATCGTCATTCTCTATCGCGTACGCTGGCGATCCTTTAGTAGAAGGAATCGAATATCGCTGGCGCATACGCCACCGTGATGATCAAGGAGACTACGGACAGTTCAGCGCGTGGATGGCGTTCACACCTGACCCGAACCGTCAGCCGCAAGAACCGTCAGCTTTGGTTCCGGTAAGTAACGCGACGGTCGGATCACTAACACCGACATTCAACGCGACGTTTGTAGACGATCCGTTGGACACGGATTTGCTGGCAAACTTTCAGATTCAGGTGCGTCGAAAGAGTGACAGCGTTTCCTTTTGGGACACTGGTGAAGTGGCGGCGACAGTCGCAGAGACGACCGCCACACGGATAGATCGCGACTACAACTTCGACGGCGGCGCAACCGTCTTAGTTAATAACACAGCCTATGAGTGGCGCGTCCGGATGAAGGACGATCACGCGGAGCCGCTGTGGTCTAACTACACAGCTTGGTTGACGCTCACGCCAGCCCTTCAACCAAACCCACCTTCCAACATCGCTCCAAGCGGCACCGTCGCTGCGGCGAGTAAGACGCCTGAGATTTCAGGACAGTACGAACAGGCGTCAGCCGATGTCGAGGCAGCGTTCCAGTACGAGATACGAACGCACGTTGGTTTGATCTTGACCTATCAATCAGGCGATATCACAACGCCGATCGCGACTGGCGTGACGTACGGAGATGTGCTTCCAAACGACACACCAGATGGCGCGCCAGCCTTGAGCTTCGGAACACATTATTTGATAAGGGCGCGATCCAAAGACAACGCTGGCAACTACGGTGATTGGAGCGGGAACGCAAGCGGATCGTTTGGATGGACTCATTTTCAAATCAACGCCACGCCGACAACGCCGACAGCGCTAGACCCTGACAACGGTGTCACAGGTGACACGACTCCGCTGCTAACCTGGCAGCACAACGACGTTGACGTAGCTGATGTTCAGGAGTCCGTCGAGATCGAGTTGCAGCTATCGCCGTCAGGAACGCCAGTGACCGGCTACGATCCGAAGGTGTTGGTTCAAGCAACGCTCACGCACGTCGTTACAGAGACGCTGACAGCCTCACCAGCGACGTTGTACCAGTGGCGCGTACGATCACGCTCCACACCAACCGCACCCGGCTTCAGCCCGTTCACAGCGTTCAAGACGTTCACCGTGACGCTCGCGCCGACGATCGTGATAGACGAGCCTGATCCCGGCGATGTCATCGTTGATCCAGCCGGGTTGATCGATTGGACATTCTCAGGCGGAAGTGGAACGCAGCAAGACTACCGAGTGCTTTTCTACGAAGCCGATGGCACGACGGTTGCGTTCGACACTGGTGTCGTAGTCTCAACTGATGAACAGTATTCGATAGTCTCCGGAACGCTCGACAACTTGGCCAGCTATTTCGTCAAGCTGATAATCAAAGACGACTTGGGCCAGCAAGCCGAGACATCGTTAGTTCCGTTCTCAACTTCGTGGACGCCGCCTGGGACGATCACCGGACTCACGGCCACAGTGCAAGAGTTCGTGGACACGACACCGCGCATCCTTCTGTCTTGGGACGAGAGCGCCACAGCCGTCGCCGACTTCCTCCGGTACCAGATCTTCCGTAAGAGGCTAGGCGCGGCGACCTACGACAAGCTGGCGCGGATCAACTCTAAGACAAAGACAACGTACGAAGATTTCAATGCGGTTAGCGGAATCACTTACGAGTACGTTGTGACGCAAGTGGAAGCGCAGAACACAGGCGAGGAAGTTGAGAGTGAACCGCCGACTCCGGCGACAGCGAAGCACCTTTTCCAAGGGACGTTTCTCCACGACCTGGCGACGCCGGGATTCTCGACTGAGTTAAGAACGCGTGGGGAAGTCAGGTTCAGGGTAAACCAAGACATAACTCTCAGCGACATTTGGTCGAAGGCGGCACCGATCGCTCACATCGGCAAACGATTCAACAGGTCAGTGTCGGTGCCTTGTTCGTGGGTTCACGGAGAGAATTCGTGGGAAGAGTTGGAAGCTCTAGCGCTCAGACAAAAGAACAACGCTTCCACGCTGGTGTTCCGCGATCGATACGGACAGAAAATCTTTTGCATAATCACCGGACTCAGGCGCGGCGATGGACGTGTTAGCCTACTCAGCTACGCTGTAGCGCTGCAAGAGATCGACCTGACGGAGTACGTCGCTTAATGGCTACTCTGGTCACGGTACCGCTGGCAACGCTGACGCTGGCGGGAGTCGCCCCACTCGTTAACGCGCACAACGGCACTGTCACAGTGCCAGTCGCCGCCATGACGCTTGACGTTGCCGAGGTGACAGTCGGTACGTCGTATTCTAAGGCCGAGCAAAATAGTGCTTCAGAGTGGCCGGGAAACGAGACTTGGGCGCACACCGTAGACGAAGGGACGAACTGTCTCGTAGTTGCTGTCGGTATGTCCGATACTCGCGACGTGGCTGTCGCCACCTGGGACGGCAACGCCATGACGGAGTTGATCGATTACAATCCCGAAACTACAGGCGCACGTCGAGTCGTAGTTCTGTATTATTTGAATCCGGAGCCGGGAACCAAGAACATCTATGTCGAGATGGAGCCGACTAATTTTGGCAGGTTCGGCGCTTCGGCACTCAACCTTAAAAACGTAGATACAAGCGACCCGTTCGGAACACCCGATACTGACACTGTCGCTGACGGGATACAAGGGTTTATTGATTCGGGATTCCTGACGGGGACGTTGTTGCTGTCCGTTTGCCAAATGGGTTATTCATCAGGCCTAACGATGAAAGATGGCAACGGTCAGATAGCGCGAGACGGTAGGGACTCGTGGGTAGGGACTCGTGGGACTCTATGTGGACGTACACCTCGTCAGGTGGAGTTTGTACCAAGCTAGTCCAGCCGCCGGACACTGGCTCTGTCATTGGATGGCATGATGACAGCGACGTGAATCGTTCATTTACGCACGTCGCAGTTGTGGTCAACCCGCAAGTCGGACACCCACCGAGCGCGATAATCGGCGTTTTGTCAACGCCGCCTGTCGCGGCACTGACACTGACGGGATTCGCCCCACAGTCCAACCTAAGCGTAACGCCGCCACAGGGCGTTTTGACGGCATCCGCTTTCGCTCCTGACATCGACAATCCTCAAGGCATGGCGGTGCCGCTCGCCGAATTAACTCTGACAGGATTTGTACCACCTGCACGGATAGGTCAAACAGTCACTATACCGGTAGCGGCGCTGACGTTGGCGGGACAAGTGCCAGTAGTGGTGACAGATGCTATATACGTGCCACAGGCCACACTCGGACTGACCGGATACGCGCCAACCTTCCCGTCTGTGATCGTGATACCGCCAGTCGCGATCTTACAACTCAACACGTTCCCACCAGCCGCAGGGCCGTCAGTGACGATCACGCCGCCTGTGGCCACGCTAACGCTGACAGGCTTCGCGCCGTACGAGTCCGCACAGTTAATCACGCCGCCTGTCGCGGTGATGACACTGACCACGTACGTTCCAGACATCGACGTTTCCGTCGCCCTGGCGGTCGATCCCGAAGGATTGATCTTCGCGTTCGGGACGTACACAGGTGATGCCACTACGGGCAGGCAGATCACTACGCTCGACAAGAACGGAGTAGAGTTTGCGCCTAAGCTGGTCGTGATCAAAGCGGACCACGCAACGAACGGTAACGCGGTGATGCGTACCTATACCATGAGCAATATGCGCAACATGATCACCGCTGATGATGATCAGGGAATCTCAGCGATCAACGCGACCGGCTTTACGATCGATGATGTCGCAGGCGTTGCAGGACGAACGAACGAGACAGGAAAGACGTACTACTGGTACGCGGTAGGCGGAACGTTAAAGACGGGAACCTATCTCGGTACCGGCGCGAGCTTGCCGGTCGTGAACGTAGGATTTCAGCCAGTGATGATTTGGGCATTTCATGCGACGACCGGAGCTAACATCGCTTGGCGGAACGACCGAATGACGACGAACAGCTTCGACTTTAGCAACGGAGCAGGCGACACCTTGGC